GCGCCGTTACACATTGGCATGGATTTCAATCTCAATCCAATGTCTGCCACAGTGTGGCAATTAGACCACGACAATGAAGAGATTGCCTACCAAGTTGGCGAGGTTGTTATTCCAACCAGCGACACCGATGATATGAGCAAGGAGATTGTTCGTCGCTACGGCACGCCGGCAAACATCGTGATTTACCCAGATCCGGCAGGCGCACAACGGCGAACATCCGCTCAAGGCAAAACCGATATATCTATTTTGCGCGAACACGGCTTTCGCGTGCTGTCTATGAGCAGCCACCCGTTGGTGCGTGACAGGCTCAATGTCACCAATGCGCGCTTCTGCACCGCTGATGGGACACGTCGCGCTTTCGTTGATCCAAGTTGCAGGAAATCGATCGAGTCATACGAAAAGCTATCGTATCGAGAAGGAACAAACGAACCTGACAAAGCCAGCGGCTATGATCATCTGGTTGATGCATGCGGTTATTTCATGTTCGTTCGGTGGGGCTTCGAAAAGACAACGAGCGAACCTTTGCGGATATGAGATTAGCGGGGACCATTGTTGATCGGCCACGCTTGGTCGATCAACGCACCTAGCGCAGCTTCCAGCCGAGCAACATCACGATCCATCGCCAGGGCGTAGGCAACCTTGCGTGCATGCTCAAGTGCTCCCCGCGCACGCTGTAGTTCATAGATCATCGCATGAGTCGCAGCTTGTCGATCGGAACGAAGCAATCCGCATCGGGCTAACCAGTAGCGAAGTTGGGCGGGGATGGTCATGACGACCTGTTAGTGAATGTGTCCACGGCCTCGATCCACTCCTTGGCCGTTACGCCTCCATCGATCCAAGGCCGCGCGATCTTCTTGCCGAGCTCGCGGAGCCGCGTAATTTCTTGCGCTCCTGCCCTCAGCAAGTCATTTGCTTCCGACGGATCGTAATAGGCGTCAGTCCTTCGCATCGCCGTGACGATGTCGGTGGAATCAGTCATTGCAGCGAGATCGCCTCTCGTTGTGGTCAGGGCCGGTCTACCCGCTTCCTCTATAGCTCAGCGGCGACAGAAAGCAATAAGTTATTTTGTTGCCTATAGATGGCGGCCGCCATGCTGGTGGCTTGGTGAGTAGCATCCCTGGTGGCCTTGAGTGTGGCCATATAGGTAGCGTCGGTGCCATCACGGGTGGCCCAGTAAACGGCATCGAAGATGGCATCAGAGGTGCTGGCGCGCATCTTTTCGGCCTCTCCGTTGATGGCCTTTTCGATGGCGTCGCGGGTGGCGTCCGTGGCCATGGCGATCCAGGTTTCATATGTCATGGGCCAATAAATAACCCGATAGCTGGCAGCCGGCAATGGGGAGTGCGTGCATGAGCGTTCGCACTACTACGGCCGTTGTCGACAAGATGCTTGAGGACTGGCATCTGATCGACGCCCTGATGGGCGGCACGAAGACGATGCGCCGTGCCGGCATCAAGTATCTGCCGAAATGGCCGGCGGAAGACCATAAGAGCTACGAGATACGCAAAGACACCGCGACACTGTTCCCAGCTTATCATCGCACCGTATCCGTGCTGACTGGCAAGCCATTCTCCAAGCCTGTTACCATCGGCGAGGATGTGCCGCCCACGCTGGTCGAATGGCTGGAAAACATCGATCTGCTGAACAACAACCTGCATGTGTTCGCTGCCAGCGTGTGCCACGAGGCCATGGCTTACGGTCTGTGCGGTATCCTGGTAGACTGCCCGCCCGCCAATGGCGCGCGCACCGTCGCTGATGAAAAGGCTGCCGGTATTCGTCCTTACTGGCTCCACATCCATCCGACCAACATCATCGGGTGGCGCTCGGAGATAAGTGCCGGCGAGCAAAAGCTGACGCAGCTGCGGCTGCTGGAGTCCGTCGAGGTCAACGATGGCCGGTGGGCCACCAAGACGATCGAGCAGGTGCGTGTACTCGAGCCTGGCTATTGGGCCATCTATCGCCGGGCCGAAGACCCGGTGCGGCCGGACAACGAGGACCAGTGGGTGCTGTTCGCGGAAGGCCCGACCACCCTGGATGTGATACCGTTCGTGCCGGTGTACGGCTTCCGCCGCGACTTCATGATCGGCTGTCCACCGATGATGGAGCTGGCGTTTTCGAATGTTGAGCATTGGCAGAGCGCCTCCGACCAACAGAACATTCTGCACGTGGCGCGTGTGCCGATCCTGTTCGCCAACGGCCTGGGCGGCGCACCGATTGAGGTTGGCGCCAACAGTTTGGTGCGCGCCGACAGTGAAAATGCCGATCTGAAATATGTCGAACATTCTGGCAAAGCGATCGAGGCCGGCCGCATGTCCCTGCTTGACCTCGAAGACCGGATGCGCCAGGTTGGCGCCGAGCTGCTGATCATTAAGCCGGGCAACACGACCGAAGTTCAGACGATCGCCGACAATGAACAGGGCATGTGCGATCTGCAACGCATCATGCAGGCGGTGGAAGACAGTCTCGACCAGGCGCTTGATCTGACGGCCAAGTGGATCGGAGAGGCAAAGGGCGGGCATGTTTCGATCTACCGCGACTTCGGCGCGGCCACGCTGGCCGAGTCGTCGGCGGCACTGCTGTTCGAGATGAACAGCACCGGCAAGCTGAGCAACGAGACGATGCTGAGCGAGCTGAAGCGCCGCGGCATTCTCAGTCCAGATTTGGACATTGACGAGGAAATTGTGGCAGCTAAGGCCGACGCGCCACCGGTTGAAGTCACGGAGAATGTCAGCCCATGAACGATGATGCCGAACTTCTGCCGTGTCCGGCGGTCGGGCAGGTCTGGCGACCGGAGCGTGGTGGCATGTGGCGCACGATCATTGCCATTCAGCCGGCCGGCGTGGAATGGACCGCTGCTCCGAACGCGCATGAGTTTTCCCGCTTCGATGGTTGGAACAAATGGGTACGCGATGCACGGGCATCGCCTGCGGTGGCGCCGTGAGCGCGACCGGCATGTTGGTACGGGTGGTATGCGACGGTCCAAGGCCATTTGTCGCCGGCCTCATCATTGACCGCGACACACAGCGCGCGGTCATAACCGCACCGATCCTTCACCACTATCGCGGGCAGCATGTGGACAAGCTGCGGGCGATCTTTCGCCGCTTGGGGTGGCGAGCGACGATCGTAAGCCGCCAGGCCGCCGACTGATGAGCGCAAGGATCCCCGACGGGGGGCGGGCATGAGCGCCGCGCTGTTGGCACCATTCCCCTACTTCGGTGGCAAGCGCTCCATTGCATCGGAGGTCTGGGAACGTCTCGGCGCCCCGTCGCAATATATCGAGCCGTTCATGGGCTCCTGCGCCGTGCTGCTGGCCGCCCCCCGCATCGCCGACCTGGAAGTGGTCAACGACGCCTCGGGCTTCCTCGCGAACTTCTGGCGCGCGACCAAACACCAGCCAGGCGCGGTGGCGGAAGCCGCCGACTATCCGGTATCGCACATCGATCTCGGCGCGCGGCATGGTTGGCTGATGGCACAGCGCGAGCGCATTGGCGCGGCGTTGGCCGATCCGCACTGGCCTGGCGATGCGACCGTGGCGGGATGGTGGCTGTGGGGCCAGTGCAGTTGGATCGGTTCGGGTTGGTGCGAGGATAGCCCGCGCAACTCGGATAAGTGGGATCAAGTGCCCCACGCCAGCGACGCGGGGATGGGCGTGCAGGCCATCGGCCAGGTGCCCCACGCCAGCGACGCGGGGATGGGCGTGCAGGCCATCGGCCAGGTGCCCCACGCCAGCGACGCGGGGATGGGCGTGCAGGCCATCGGCCAGGTGCCCCACGCCAGCAACGCGGGGATGGGCGAACCGATCCTCTGGACATCCTCGGGCCGGACGGCATGGCGCTGGCTGCACCAGCTCGCCGCGCGGCTTGAGCGGGTCCGCATCGTGCATGGTGACTGGTCGCGGTGCCTCAACAACCATTTCGGCGGCAACGATACGGCGGTGTTCCTCGATCCGCCCTATCGCTCCTACGAACGGCTGTATGGCAACGCGGCACCGGTGGCCGACGCGGTCGAAGCGTGGGCTCGTAACAACGCTCATCTCAGAATCGCGCTGTGCGGGCATCTCGGCGATTACGATCTGCCAAGATGGGATGCGGTCGAGTGGTCGCGCGGCAAGCACACATATTCTGGCAACGGTACGACCGACAAAGAGTGCATCTGGTATTCGCCGGCATGTTTGCCGAAGCGGCAGGCCGACCTCGCAGCGCTGTGGACGATGAGCGATCCCGAGGCGGTGGAAGACAGTCTCGACCAGGCGCTTGATCTGATAACCGCACCGATCCTTCACCACTATCGCGGGCAGCATGCGGACAGGCTGCGTGCGAGCTTCCGCCGCCTGGGGTGGCGAGCGACGATCGTCCGACGCGGAGCGGCAACGTGAGCGCGGGGGCGCTGATCCTGGAAGCAATCAACGAAATCGCGTCAGCCCGAATGGAGATAGCACGGCTGCGCGCCGAATTGGCGGCAGCGCATCGGGCGAGGGCGGCGGCATGACCCGGCGCGTCCGCTGGTTCGGCTGCGGCACTGCGTCCGCCGTTGCCATCGCGCTCGACATCAAAGCGCACCCCGGCGGTGTCGTAGCCTACTGCGAGACCAACGCCGAGCACCCGGACAATGAGCGGTTCTTGCACGACTGCCAGCGCTGGTGGGGTGTTGATGTCGTCCGTCTGCGCTCCGACGAATACGCCGACACATGGGACGTGTGGGAGCGCCGGAAATACCTCGCCGGCAACGATGGCGCTCCATGCACCGGCATCCTCAAGGTCGCTCCGCGGCATGCCTTCCAGCATGGCGATGATGTGCACGTGTTCGGCTATACCTGCGACGCGAACGACCAGGCACGGGCGGCACGGCTGCGGCATGTGTTCCACGAGTTGACAATCGAGACACCGCTGATCGCAGCCGGGCTCGATAAGGCCGCCTGCCATGCGATCGTGCGCGGCGCCGGCATTGCATTGCCGGCAATGTATGGCCTCGGGTTCCAGAACAACAACTGCCTGCCTTGCCCGAAAGCCACGTCACCGGATTACTGGGCGGCAATCAGGCTGCATTTCCCGGTCGAGTTCGCGCGCATGGCCGATCTGTCCCGGCGACTGGGCGCGCGGCTGACACGCATCGCCGATGTGCGGCTGTTCATCGACGAGATCCCCGCGGATTGGCCGACGCTGGAACCGATCGCGCCAGCCTGCGACTTCCTGTGCCAGATCGCAGCGCAGGACTTGGGCACCATCGAGGCAGCGCATCGGGCGAGGGCGGCGGCATCCAAGTGATAGCGCTGCTGGTCATTGCTTCCGCGTTGCTGGGTGGCCTCGGTCGCCGAGTGGCGGGCGGATCATTCGAGCAATGGACGGGCATCAACCTCGGTGATTATCCGGTCCGGGCGTTCTTCGGCGCAACGCTCGCCGCCGGCTGCTTCCTGGGCTCGCATCAGCTCTGGTCACTCACGCTGATCCTATCGGGCTTTCTGGGCTGCGCCATCCCTAACTTCGGCGGTATCGGGATGGGCCGCTCTGGCAATCCATGGCAGCAAGATGCGGGCGGGCTCAATTCCCATGGCACCTACAGCATGGGCATCACGGCGCTGCCGCTCGCCTACTTCAATTGGCACGGCCTGATTTTCATCATCGCGGCCGGCTATGCCATCGTGCCGTTCTACGAGCTTGGCTGGCGTATTACCGGCAAAGCAGGCCGACCGGGGCTGCCACTCGGTCTTCGTGGCGGCTCCGAGCTCGGCGAGCTGTTCTGGGGCGCGGCCTGTGGCATAGGTGCGTTCGCAGCGGCATACGTGACATAAGCCTGGGCGATGGCATCGTGGCACGCCTGAACGACAGCTGTTTCGATAATCGGAATCGGGTCCCATATTCTTGCAAACTCAAGCCACACATCACGGCTCATGGGCAAGACTTTATCGGTCAAACGCCAAATGTCCCCAAAGGTGGCAGAATAGATAGCTCTTTCTATACGATCATTCATGGTTTTCCCTACCTCATTTGAGGAATAGACAATGCCGAAAAACTTTGGTGACAATCGGTCGAGCGGCGCCAGCACGACACGTGTGCTCGCAGATGAACGGGAATACAAGCGCGCGTCGCCCAAGCCGACCGTGGATCGTATGACGCCAAAGGGACTGGCCACGCAGAATACACCCCGCGGCAGACCGGACAACGTCAACAAATAAAGGATCGTCGCAATGGAAACCGAGCACATGAAGGAAGTCCTCACGCAGGCGCTGGACTGTCTCAACGATGAAACGCCTGAGGATTGCACTCGCGAGGAAGCTCGCGAGGATACGATCCAGAAAATCAGAAATATTCTCAATGATACCGTCGCCGACGCCGGCAAGGTCCGTCTCGGCGCCTTCGCCCCAACCCTCGCACCCACCGCCGATGCCGGCAAGGTGCGCCTGGGTGCCTTTGCTCCAACCCTGGCACCGCCTCGCAGCGGAAAGTGAGAAACTCGCCATGACCTTCACGCCTAAAAAGCAGCCCGCCATGTCGGATACCCGGCATGGAGCGAAGGCCGAGCTTGCCGCCGAAGCCAAAAACCGCGCCATGGGCAATAAGGACGGCGAGGGCAGGATCGGCCCTGGCAGTAAGCTCATACCATCCAAGAAGGGCTTTCCCGGCAAGGGCAGATAGGTCATGGCGAAGCTCACCGCGGCCGGGCGCCGCTCCATCCCTACCAAGTCGTTCGCGGGACCTGACCGCAGCTATCCCATCGAGAACGCGAGCCATGCGCGCAATGCGCTGGCCCGCGTTGCCAACAAATCCCCGGCGCTGAAAGCTCGCGTGCGCCGTGCAGTTGCAAAAAAGTACCCCGGTATCGGGAAGAAGTAGCTAGCCTACACGTCTTTGCTGGGTGGCGGATGCCACCCAGCTTACCGGGCCGGATGGCCCGTAACGGTCGGATGACCAGGACACCCACACCATGAAGCTGAAACTCGCCGACGATGGCGCTGCTGTCGTCCAGGATGGCAAGCCTGTGTACGTGGCCGATGACGGGCGTGAAGTCGCGTTCGACTACACTGGCACGCTCGCGACAATCGCGCGGCTGAATGACGAGGCCCGGTCGCATCGCGATAGAGCAACATCGTTCGAGAACCGCCTGAAGCTGTTCGACGGTATAGCGGATCCCGCCGCCGCGCGTGATGCGCTGCAAAAGGTGAAAGACGTCCAGCTCGGCAACCTAATCCACGCCGGCAAGTTGGACGAGGTAAAGGCCGAAGCAGAGAAAGCCTACAAGGCCCAGATTGAGTCGCTGTATAATCCGGTGGTTGCCGAACGCGACGCGCTCCGCGGCCAGCTGTTCCAGGAAATTATTGGCGGCTCGTTCGCACGCTCAAAATACATCGCCGACAAGCTCGCCATTCCTCCGGATTTCGTGCAGGCACGCTTTGGGCCGCACTTCGCGATCGACGAGGGAAAGATCGTCGCAAAGGATGCGTCGGGCAACCGGATTTTCAGCCGCGAGCGGCCCGGCGAAGTGGCTGACTTCGACGAGGCGCTGGAAACGCTGGTCGGCCAATACCCCTACCGCGCCAGTATCCTCAAGGGGTCCGGTGCGTCAGGCTCCGGCGCCAACGGCGGCGGGCAGGGCACCAGCCAAGCCGGCACGATGACGCGGGCCCATTTTGAATCACTCACACCCGTCGCGCGCGTCCAGCTTATGCGCGAAGGCAAAACGCAGATCGTCGATTCCTGATTACTCGCCGAGCGCTCCAGGATGGGGACACTTGAGCGAGGATACCCGCTGATTTTAGCGCGTATTTTCAAACCCATCCCATCACAGGAGCTTTTCGGTGGCGAACACCCTTACCGGCCTTACGCCGACTATTTACGAGTCTCTCGATATTGTATCGCGCGAAATGGTGGGATTCATCCCAGCCGTTGAGCGCAACAGTTCGGCCGAGCGGGCCGCGCTCAACCAGTCCATTCTGGTGCCGATCACGCAGTCGCAGGCAATGGCGTCGAACGCCCCGGCCGTGACCGCGCCCAACACTGGTGACCAGACCATCGGCAACACCGCAATGACGATCTCGCAGTCCAACTATGTCCCCATCCGGTGGCAGGGTGAAGAGCAGCGCGGTCTAATCAATGCCGGTGAATATAGCGGTATTCTCCGCAACCAGTTCACCCAGGCATTCCGCACGCTCACCAATGCTATCGAGGTGAACCTGTGGCAGACGGCCTACCAGGGCGCATCCCGCGCGGTCGGCACCGCAGCCCAGACGCCCTTTGGCACGGCAACAGACTTGACCGATGCCGCATTCACCCGTCAGGTGCTCGATGACAACGGCGCGCCACAGTCGGACCTGCACCTGGTGCTCGGCTCGGCCGCGGTCGCCAACTTGCGCGGCAAGCAGACCATCCTGTTGAAATCGAACGAAGAGGGCAACAACGCCTTCCGCCGCACTGGCGCCATTGCCGATGTGCCGTTGGCCGGTTTCGAGTTGCACAACAGCAACGCCATTACCCAGGTCACCAAAGGCACCGGCGCATCCTATGTCACATCGGGCTCGACTGCGGTTGGTGTCAATAGCATCGCGCTGGTGACCGGCACCGGCACTGTGCTCGCAGGCGACGTGGTCACGTTCGCGGCCGACGCTACTAACAAGTACGTGGTCAATACCGGCGTCGCCGCGCCCGGCACGATCACCATCGGAGCGCCTGGCGCCAAGGTCGTGATCGCTACCGCCAACGCCTTGACCGTCGGTGCAAACTACACGCCCAACGTTGCATTCCAGCGCAGTGCTATCCAACTGATCACCCGCGTGCCGCTCTCGCCGATCGGCCCGAACGGGGAAGCCCGCGACATGGCCGACGACGTGATGCAGGTAACCGATCCGTTCTCCGGCATCACGTTCGAGGTGGCGCTGTATCGCCAGTTCATGCAGTTGGTTTATCTGGTGCGGCTTGCGTGGGGTTTTGCGGCGATCAAGCCGAACCACATTGCCATTCTGATGGGTTAACAATAGGAGCAAGTCACACTATGGCCAAGGCTTCCGCCGATCCCGCTGTTGCAGACGCCGCCGCGGCCGCCTCTGAGGCAGCGCCAACCTTGCCCCCGCCTGGCATGGTGGCGATGGTCAAAGACGGCGAGCAGAGCGACGTCGACCTAAGCGCCGTCTCCGCCCATCAGGCGGTTGGTTGGACCCTGCATCACCCAGACGTCGACCCCGCCGCAGCTCCTGTTGAGGGCCAGACGCGCATGGTCAAAGCTGGCCGTGTGCGCCATGTCGGCGTGCCGGTATCGGCAAAGCATGCGGCGGTTGCTGGTGTCATCAAAGCAAAGATGGAGCACAACGCGACGCAGGTGGCGCTGCATGAGGCCGATGGTTGGGCCGCAGATCCGAAGCTGCCGGCGGCGGAAGCCTGACCGTGTCAGGCAGCAAGCCCCTGGCACAGATGCACGGCGAGCCCAGGCCGCCTGCACCTGTTGGACCGTCACCCGAGCTCGTGGCGGCCGAGCAGGCGCGCAAGGCTGCCTACCGTCGTGGGTTCGATGAAGGCTTCGAAAAAGGCTATGGCGAGGGGCTGGAGGGCCACGACGCCATGAACCCGGCTCCCACGCCGCCCCCCGCGCCGAAGGGCCTGGTGGCGGTCGTGAACGAACTTGGCGAGGTACTGCATATCCATCCGTCCACGCTCGAAGCTCACCGTCTGGCGGGCTGGCGACAAGCGCGCGATCTGCCACGGGAGCGCCTGTCATGACCTTGAGCGCGCAGCAGCTGGTCGATACCCGCCGTTACATGGGGTATTCGGTAACCGGCGATGCGTTTTATGCCAACTTCCGCGAGCTGGTCTATTCTGACGTGTCCTACATGGGCATTGCGCTGGACGACCCGACCGGGGTCGGCGGCCGCCTTGCGCATCTGAGTCCTGAGGAAGAGACCACGCTGACAACCTACTATCTGCCGACGCTCACCGCGCGCGAGGCTGACATACAGGCCGCCAGCGCGAACTTGGACACGGATAAGGCGGCAATCTGGACGCACAACAAGTCGGAAGTCTCCGAACGCCGCAGTATGTTCATGGAACTGCGGGTTGAGCTTTGCCACTGGCTGGGGTTTTCCCCTGGCCCGGGCATTCAGGCCAGCAACCGGCTGGTCCGGGCCTGAGATGGCGCTTTTCCCATCTCGGTTCTACGGCTCGGGGAATCAGGACGTTCTTTCGGCAATTCGCACGCTACAGCAACAGGTTCTTTCGGCAATCGCAACGCTACAGCAAAAGGTAATCACCATGAGCACGACAATTCAACAGGAAGTCCAGGCCGACACTGCCGCGGTTCTTGCTGCGGCTCAGACAATCGCCAATGACGTGCTTGCGCTAAAGGCGATGCTTCCGGCTGCGGGAACCGTCGTTACTCCGGCCGACGCTGCTGCTTTGCACGCCGCTGTTGACAGCATGCTTGGCGGTAGCGTGGCGAGCCTCAACACCCTCGCTGCCCCGCCGCCACCGCCGCCGGCAACGCCGTAACGGCGCCATGGACCACGATGGCGCGATCTTTCTCGCTGCCATGGTGTTCTACGCATCACGGCACATGATCCATTCGGATCATCATGCCGAGAAAATGGACCAAATGAAGCACGCCGTGAATGAGGCCAAGTTACTCTGGGCGGCCATGCGGGCCGCCCATCAGGAGCCGGACGATCATGACACAGCCTGGCGATAACGAGAAACTCTACACCGGTTTTGACGAGCGTCTGCGCGCGGCCGGCTTGCACGATATCGCTGACGAAATGGCCGGGCTTATTCGCCGCGAACGGATGTGCAACGAATACTGTGGCGACGCGCGTAGAAAAGGCGTTACCATGCGAGAGTTGGAACGGTTGCTCGGGCCTGGCGATGAATGAAACGCCGGAACCGGAAGCGAGCGGCTACGGCGAGCGTCTGCGTGCGGCCGAGCTGCATGATATTGCCGATATGATGGACGAGCTCATGGATCGTTGCAGGATGTGCGACATGTATTGCGGAGCAGAGCAGAGAGAAATCCGCCGGCTGCGGGGGCTTTTCGAGCGATACGCCGTCAAGTGCGGCCTCTCAGCGGAAGAGATCAAAGATCAGATTGATAACCCGTGACAATCGCTGGGCACAGTTTCATTCCCACCACCTATGGCGACGCCTGCGCGACGTGCTTCCGCCTGTGGTCGGCAATCGAGAACACCCAAAAAGAGGATATCGGCAAGTCCGACATTGCTCATTACGGCAAACTCAGCGAGGCAGAATACAATGAGATCAAGGCAGAGCGCGCCTGGCGCATGGATATGCAGGTAAAGCGCCGCAATGCGATCTGGGCTGCCGTAATGGAAATCGGCGGCCGATCATCCGGCTGATCATCCCTGTTGAAAGGCTGGCGCTGTGGTCGACCAATACCTGATCACCACCAAAGTTCAATTCGGCTACGGCAAGTCAGCACAAAAGGCCGGCTTGCCGTGCGCCCACTATCGCCCGATCAGCACTGCCGACCCGATTGTCTCTGGCAACCCGCTGCCTCCGATTATGGCGCTGTTCTATCCGTGGTCCACCCTCAACTTTACCCTCCCGAGCAAATACGGTAAGCCGGAATGGGTGGGTATCTTGGACGCCTCGCTGGTGCTGGTTGGCGACTATGTCGTTGATCCAAATCTCGGCACCTTTTTCATTGCGTCGCTGGAAACCTACCTGCCGGCCTATGTGGCGCGCTGCAATCGCGCGTTGACGATCGGTCGTCCGGGGGCGCCTCCATCTGGGATAGGCTACTACGGTGGCGACGAGACGGCGACTGAAACCCGCATCCTCACCGCGTGGCCCGCGGCCGTGGTGCAGGGACCAAAGGGGAATGAGGCCGATCCGTTCGCGCGGCTGCCGGGCGATGTGAAGATGCCGTGGGTGACGATCCTCTTGCCATCCTCAATTCCGTTCGGGGTGCAGATCAGGGCCGGTGACGTTGTCACCGATGAGCAGGCTATCACGCAACGCTATATCGTGAGTTCGACGGAACTGACCGCACTCGGCTATCGGCTGACGGCCAACCAGGAAACCACATGACCATGGGCGACATTGACGACGCCAGCGCCGCCATCGGCGACGCCATCATCAGCGATGCTGCACTCGCCGTCGCCCACACTGGTATCCTCGCTGCCGCTCTCGGTGCCACTTACACTGCCACCCTAGCCACGCTCAGCGAGGAACACTGGGAAGCCTCCCGCACGGCGCTCTATCAGGCCGCGGGGGCTGAAAGTGAACCAGCCACCGACGCTGCCACCCGCGATGCCACCGATGCTGCCACCGCCACCGACGACGCCACCTGGGCGGCTGCCACCGATGTTGTCACCGAGGCCACCGAAGACAGCATCAGCGGCGAGACCCTTCACGATGCGCTGGTGGACCTCACCAACGACACCGCGAACGCCACCGATGCCATTATTGAGGCCGTCAATGTGGCCGTATCTCTGGCCGTTCTAGCGAAGCTATGACGTGGCAGACCTATCCGATGTTGAAACCACATTAGTCGGCGTCCTCGCGGGGATTATTTACCCGGCGCCCTACAATTCGGGCGATTATCAGGCTAGCAACGCTCTCGCGGCGTTTCCGCCCCCGACATCTACAACACCAGCCCCGCCGCTGGTGCCGATCATCACCAAGACCTATCGCGGCTGGCCCGAGGAAGCCACGATGGACGCCGACCTGGCAATCGGCCGGGCGCATGTAAGCGTGTTCCCCGAACAGGGCATGACCCAGATCACCACCCGCTATTTCCCGGTGGATGATGCGGCGGTGGAAATCCCAGCAGCCACGCTGGGCTGGACTGTTGCAGGGAACGTGGCCACGTTGACCGGCACCGTCACCGTGCCGCAGAACATTGCCATCGTGGTCGACGGGTTCGGCATTGCCTACGCAGTGCAGGCCAACGACACATTGCCTGCCGCCGCGGCCGCCCTGGCTGCGCTGATCTCGCCAAAGCGCACGGTCAACGTTGTCGGCGCGGCCATTACGATTCCAGGAGCGCATACGCTCATTGCTCGCGTTGGTGTCTGGGCGGCAACCCAGGCTGAGGTTCGGCGGCAAAAGCAGGGGTTCCGCGTGTCCATCTGGGCGGCAACGCCGGCGGCGCGCGACGTGCTCGCCTCGCTGGTCGACATGGGCATATCCGGTCTCAAAGACGCATTCGGCAACCTAACTGAATTCTTCCCGCTTAGCGACGGCACGACAGCGCATATCACCTACCGGACCACTTACATCGATGACCGGCCAGAGAAGGCCAGACTTTGGCGGCGTGACCTTTGCTACATGATTGAATACGCCGTGAATGCTGATGGCCTGTTGCCGACGCTTATTGTGCCGACCGAGAGTGTCCAGGCAGGCACTACGGCATTGACAACCGTCAGCCAATTTCAGCCACCGAAATTCACCACTTCGTTCTAGGGCTTTTGCCATGGACCTGATCTGGCCATGGCAAGCGTGGCGAGAATACCGGAATGCCATGCGCGACCTTGAGGTGAAGCACGCCAAGGAGCGCGCAGCGTTTACCGCCTGGGAAATCGAATGCTGGCATTATTTGCTGGAAACCAAGGAATTGAATCATGTTCCATCTCGTCGTCCTTAACCCGTTCGACGGCTACGAGCGCGGCGACATCATTGACGACCCGATTTATGTGACTGAGATCATCAATGGCGACCACCGGGCCGACGTTGTGCAAGTGACCTCGCCGCATCCGCATCTGGTCGTGCTTGCCGAGCAAGAGCTTGCAAGCGCCTTTGGCGCGGACCCGGCGTCATAACCACGCTGCTGGTTGCCACCTGTTTATTGGCCCTCACATGGGCGGCTTTGAACTGACGCCATTTTAGCGCGCCGGCCTTAGGAGGTTCCCATTCCCATTACCCAAAGCGGCAGTCTCAATACAACTGCCCTGATCGTGCCCGATCTGTATGTGCAGATCGTGCCGCCGCAGAACCTCATGCTCAACGGCGTGCCGAGCAACACCGTTGGCGTGGTGGGCACGGCCAATTGGGGACCCGTGAACAGCCCCGGTATCGTCGGGTCCATGCAGCAGTTTACCCAGCAATTCGGCGCTTTACAGGCGCGGAAATTCGACCTCGGAACGCATGTCGCGACCGCCGTGCAGCAGGGCGCCGCGAGCTTCCGCTGCGTCCGTGTGACCGATGGCACCGACACGGCGGCAACCGGCACCGGACCGGCCGGCAGTAACATTACATTTACCGCTGCGTTCACCGGTTCGCTCGGCAGCCTGATCACCGCGACGGTCGGACCTGGCTCGCGCACCGGCACAAACTCGGTAACCATCGGGCTGCCCGGCCTGGCGCCGGAACGCTTCGACAATTTGTCCAGCGGCGTCTACTCCAATACCGTTGTCCCCGGCACCGGCATTACTGTGGTTCCGACGCTCACATTCGCCGCGCCGACCAACCCGCTCGGCACGACCGCGACCGGCATCGTCAATCTGGCGACTGTAGGCACACCAACGATCGGATCGCCCGGCACCGGCTTCGTGATCGGCGACACGGTCTCGTTCACCAATGGCGTCGTCGCCAAGGTTCTGACTGTGTCGTCCGGCGCAATCCTGACGTTCTCGGCACAGGGCGTTGCCGGCACTGCGCTCGGTTCGGTAATTGGCGCGGGCACGGCAATCCCGACCAATCCTCTGACCATGATCTCGACATCTGGCGTTGGCGTCGGCCCGGTAACCGCCACGTTTGCCTGGGGCCTGGGCACGGTCACCATGACCAACAACGGCACGCTCTACACTGCCAGCCCGACCTGCACTGTGCAGAGCGGCACCGGCACGCCCGGCACGGTCACTCCTATCGCCTCGTTCTGGGGCGCCGCGGCAGCGGCCATCAACAAGGGCCAGGCCGTCCAGCGCGGCCCCAGCGGGATTGTCACCGCAGCGGCTGGCACCGGCACGACGGCACCCGCCACGGCCACCTACACGCTCTCCGGGGGCACTGACGGGGCCGCCGGCTGCACCGTGGCCACCCTGGTCGGCACCGACAGCGCCGTGGGCGCCACACGCACCGGGATGTTTGCCCTGCGTGGCACCGGCTGCTCGGTCGGCGACCTGTGCGACGCCGATGACAGCACCCAGTGGACCACCATCGATGGCTTCGGCCTGACCGAGGGCATTTACATGATCCAGGTGCTGCCGGCCGGCACCTCCATTACCAGCGCGGTTACCCTCAAGCAGAATGCCGGGCTCGACGATTACGCCAGCAAGTTGATGCATGGCGATTGGATCTGGTGGAACGACCCGATCAACGGCCTGCGGCTGATTTCCCCACAGGGGTTTGTTGCCGGCCGGTTGGGCAATCTCTCGCCCGAACAGTCCACCCTCAACAAGCAGCTTTACGGGGTGGTTGGCAGCCAGAAGTCCGGCCTGCAGGGGCTTGGTGCAGTGCAGCAATACAGCAGCGCAGACTTGCAGGTCCTGTTTATTGCCGGCATCGATGTCATTTCCAATCCGCAACCGGGTGGTTTCTATTGGGGCGTGCGCGCTGGGCATAATTCGTCCAGCAATGTAGCTGTGAGCGGCGACAATTACACGCGCATGACTAATTACATCGCCTCGACGCTGGCGGGTGGCATGGGCAAGTTCGTTGGGCAGGTGATCAACAACGATCTGTTGCGCCGCATTCGCTCGACGATCCTGTCATACCTCGGGAACCTGCTTCAACAGGGCCTGCTTGCGACGCTCGACGGCACCGGCGGCGGCAACACCGGCTCGATTGTCGGTGGCGTGCCGTTCAGCGTGGTCTGCGACGTGACCAACAATCCGTTTACCCGCACATCGCTTGGCTACGTCCAGGCAGACATTCAAGTCCGGTATCAGGCGATCAACGAGAAATTCATTGTTAACCTGGAAGGTGGCACAACCGTGCAGGTGTTGCGTCAGACGCTACCGCCGGGCGCCGCCTGATCGCATGGGCCGGCCCGGGGCCATATGGTCGAATGGGCAGCTTACGCAACTGCGTGAGCTGTGGGCCTTTGAGCCTTGCTTAACGCGCCGAAGAATCGCCCGAATTCTTGGCGTCTCCGAGCTGGTCTTGGATCATCAGATCAAGAAGCTGTACCTCCCGCGGCGGTCCCATCCCTTGGGCGGCGCAGCCGCTGTTGCCGCGGCGCGAGAGGCATCAGCCGCAGCACAATTGCCGACGCCACATCCGCGGCCCGGCTCTCGCCGCGGCGACATTACCCTGCCGCCTCTTTCATCGCTCGTAAGCCTCGATTAGTCCCCGGAGATTTAGATGGCACTCGGCACGTTTACCGTTGGCCGCGACGCACAAGCTGTGTTTATTGCACCAAACGGTGTTCGGTTCGACCTCAGTGGCGTGACCGATTTTGACTGGACGCCGGAATACAAAACGGCGCGCTCCGACCTGTTGAACGGGCCGCCGATCGAGCGGTTTCTGCCGGCCGGCCATCGCCTGCGGTTTACCGTCGATCGGAATGGCCCGGCAAACGACACCCTGGTTACCGCCATTGAGGCAGGGTGGTGGGCTGTCGGCTCGGCCGATCCGGGCACCAGCGCCAATGGCACGGCGTTCTTCTTCATTAACGAGGTGGACGGCTCGCAGACGACGTGGTCTTTTGCCGGGATGACAATCAAGGTGACACAGGGCGGCGACTTTAAAACCGATCAGCCGATCAAGCAGACCTTCGAAGGCTACGCCCAAAGGAAGCTGACGTGATGTGGTGGCTTATTGGCGCGGTTGGCGTTTTCGTGATGATCCGTCTCGTGTGGCATATCGCGTCCGTGTCGGACGGTCCACCGCGGTTCTATCGGTGGCCGCTGTGATCGTCGATCTCATCTTGTTGGTGTTCATGGTGGTCATGTGGTTCGGCCCGCTACGCATAGGAAAGCGCTATGATCTGGACTGTTATTGTAATGTTGACGCTACTGCTGACCAACAGTGTGGCCGCCACCGGCTACGGCCGCGCCGCCGGTGATCAGGACGGCTACCGTTACGCCGATCGGGTGGCGCATGGGAGATATCGGTGATTCCCCAGCGGATTCCCTTGCAGGCTCTTGTCGGAGATGTTGTGACGGCGACCGTCAAACGAGGCTACGTGACCGTCATGGTCATGGCCAGCGGGCGCCGACTGGTGATTCTGGATACGCCCGGGCGTCATGACGTCTACGGTTTCATTCCGACGCCGTATGACGGTGTAAAGCCATGAGCGACACCGTGTCGCCTACCTCTGTCACAGACGCGGGCGGTCGCAAGATAGGACTGCGCAAGCTCACCGTGGTCGATCAGGTCAAGATCCTGCGGGCGATCGGGCCAAGACAGGCGGAAAACCAGCCATACGTGCAAGTAGTCGAAGTGGCTTGCATGGCGGCCGACATTGACGGCGTGCCGATTCCATTCCCAACCAACGAAGTGCAGATCGATGCCGTGCTGACCCGGCTTGGCGATGACGGCGTGAATTCGCTCATGGCCGTTCGCATGGCTGAGGTTCGTCGGGGCATCGAAGCGGCTGAGGCAGCAGCGGCTGAAGGGGCAACGCGTGCTGGCCCTTTGACGCCATCCGGCTCCTAGTCGAGTTCCGGCCGCTGCGCGATATGGTCTACCTCTGCGAAGGCAACCTACCGTTCGATTTGGTGAACGAGGCAGATGATGAGTTTCGCTCGGCGCTGGTCATCATCAAGGGAGAACACAACGGCGGGACCATGGACTGGTCGACCGGCCGCTGGAAACCGAGGCCCTGATGCGATCCATGACGCTGCCTGGCTTTATTGGCCATCTGGCGGGTGCGGCGGCAGCACTGCATCACCACGAGCACCGCGCCATGGAACGGGCCTGTAAGATGGTCCAGCGTGAGGCAAAGCGTGAGATCGGCAAATATCAGGGTGCAATCGGGCCGTTCATGGCTTGGCAACCGCTGGCCGAAAGCACGTTGGAGGAAAAGTTCAAGCTGGGTTACACCGGCCAGAAATCGGCCGATGATCCTCTGCTGCGAACCGGCATCATGCGGGATTCAATCGGTATTGCGGTTGGTGAGCGTGAGGGCGTTGTTGGCAGCAACGATGATATTGCTGAATATCAGGAATTGGGCACCGCGCGCATTCCCCCGAGGTCATTCCTTGGCGGCGCAGCGGCTCGTAAGGGGCCGCAGCTGGCGCGTATTTTAGGGCTGTCCCCAGTGGTTGCCCTGGTTGGGGAAGAGGTGGCGGGCCGAGCGCTGAGGATTCCCCTAGATGAGGGACCAGAATAGCTCTGCCAGCTTAGAAGCTCCAAAAGATCCTTAGCGTAGTGTCATAGAGCATCAGTAGGATTACCCCGACGAAGAACACGATCCATGGCAGCAGCCCGGCCCAGATGCCAAGCACGATCCAATGGAACGGATGTTTCTGGAAATGCGCCTTCAATGCCGCTCTGCGGTTCGGGTATACATCGATTTGCGGCCCCCATCCTGGCTGGTGACGCTGTCGCCAAGCGGGTGTTCCGCCATCATCTTGAAATTCCATCTATTTTTCTCCCTAGGCGGTCACTATAACACATTCTAGTCGATCGGAGTAACCGTTACGATGATCGACGTTTTCCGCATCGGCGTCCACATCGGCATGACCAGTAATGCCGGCCAGGTGCTTCAGCTCATGCTGCGCCACCTGACCGGTGTGAATGCCTCGATCGGGCATATAAATGCGAACCTGGGGAAGATGGCGCTGCTGGTCGGCGGCGCGGTTACTGCATTCGCTGGGTTCAAAACCATAGAGGGCATCTGGCACGTCATCAAGGCGTCGAAGGAACTGAACAACGAGCTTATCCGCACGCAGCAGCTGGGCGGCGAATTCGCCTCGACGATCGGCGCAGCCAGAACGGCAGCTTTCCGGACGGCCGAGCAGGTCGGCACATTCAAGCCTTCCGAGTTGGTGCGTATGCAGCGCGAGCTTGGAACGCAGTTGCAGAGCCCGCAGGCCGTCACCGAGATGCTGTCCGGCAGGGGCACCAATCTTCTGACAGAGGCCGCAAAGGTGGCGGCGCTCGTCCATCAATATACCGGGGAAGAGCAAGACGATATCATCAAAAACCTGATCAAGACCATTGATATCAGGGCAAAACTGTTTTCCAAAGACGCCAGCGGCAAAGAGTTTATTGACCCTACCAAGTTCATGCCGGAGCTGGAAGCGGCCAGGAAGGGGCTGATCCTGGGCGGCAACTATATGAAATCGAATGACTTGGTTGCGATGGCGCGTCAAGCAGGCCTGCCTGTCAAGACGATGACGCAAGAAGCCTTCTACGCGGCCATGGTTGAAATGGGTATTTCGCAAGGCTTCCAGCGCGCGGGCACTTCCGTGACGTCGTTGTTCAGCCAGTTGGTCGGCGGCATCATGCCGGTGCGTGTTGCCAAGGAAATGGCCCGAGAGGGATTGCTAGAGCCTGGTGAGTTCACCACCAACCGCGGGGGTTCGGTGAACCTCTCGCCGGCGGCTACCGCACGCTTCGGTGAAGCCATGAAGGACCCGATCGCCTACATCACCGGTCCGCTCAACGACCTCATGACGAAGCAAGGACTGGACGACCATCAGAAACTGCTAGAGGTTTTCCGTCTATTCGGGCGGCAGACGACACAGCGCTTTGTCGGGGAAGCATTGTCAGCGGCGCCACAGTTCGAGCGCGCGCGCGGCATGTTTAAGAATATCGATGAACTGCAAAAGGCATTCAACAGGCTGCAAAACGAAAACCTGGATTATAATATCATGCAGTTTTCCGCAGCTTGGGCCGGTCTCATGGAAAGTCTCGGAAGCGCTGGCATTCCAGCGGCAATTGCAATCCTGCACGGACTGACAGACGGCATTCACTACTTTACCCGCTTGTCCGAGGGGCATCAGACCATAGCGGCGGTTTTGATGGGGCTGACCACCTCTCTAGCAGCGCTTGCGGCCCTCCGTGGATCAATCCTCGTGCTGAGGATAGTTCTCGGTGGTCTTTTGCTGCCACTGCGCGGCCTTGCCGCGATTGCCGGGCTGGCAACCATGGGCGCGAACCTCGGTGCGGTCGGGACCGGTCTGGGGGTGCTTGCTGCTGGACTGACGCGGTTACTCGGGCCGCTCGGCTTCATTATGGGAATGCTGCCATCGTCGACACAGTCCCCAGAGGATGACCGTGCGCCTTATGGCGGCAAATCCATGGCAGAACGCTTTCCAAAGCTGGTGCGCCCGCCCGGCACGCCCACGGGCCGCCCGACAACACCGGGTTTCGATGCAACGCCTATGATAGAGCGTGGCAATCGAGCCGTTCTGGTGCCGATGTTCTCACCCTATGCCGGCATGGCCGAAGACCTCTACCACCACGCGGGCGCGCCGCGGATCAGCCAGGATGTCCAGAAAGACAATACCGCGGCCGCCATTGCCACGCTCACCGACAAATTCATCGGTGCGCTGAAAGACATCTTCGCCCACGCGCTGAATGTCAACGTCCTGAACGGGCGCGATCTCGCCACCGGCGTAGCCAATCACGTGGCCGATCAAGCCTCGCGCGCGCCGGCCGGCTCGGCACAGCCTGACCTGCGCATGACTCCGCTTCACACGGCACTGTCGGCCAGCTGGGTGGCGCCATGAGCGGCGCACTTATCGCCTTCGATGTCGGGCTTCAGGCGGTCAATGTCGTTGGCATACTGGATTTTGGCGCCCTTGGTCCAGTCGTATTGGGAGATTTCGTCTTCACGGGCTTCGAAGTGCCGCCACATGTCACCTTTGGTGGCAAGCAGGCAATGACCGTGCACCGTCTGCCTGGCGGGGAGCGTGTGGTCGATCTGCTCGGGCCAGACGATCACTATCTGCAATGGTCTGGCGCGTTTCTGAACCAGTTCCCGTCTCAGAGCGTGCAGCGGCTCGATCAGATGCGGGTCGACGGCAATCCGCTTCCTCTGACATGGGGTAACTACTACTACACGGTGCTGATTGATGATTTTGCCGCTGACGATCGCACCAGCGGGCCGCTACAATACCGTATTTCATGTCTGGTGTTGGGTAGTGGACCCTCAGCCCCAACAGCCCAGCAACCGAGCCTGACAGGTGCGGTTAATAACGATGTCAACAGCTCGGCCGCCTCGCTCAATACAGCACCGGCCAATGGTTGATTGATATGGCAATCCAGCCGGCGATCGATGCGGTAGCAACGGCCCAAGCGACGCTGACCGCGCTCGGGACGCTATCTGAGGACGCGGGCACCGCGCAGCAAGCGTTGCTGGCCATTCAGAACGCCCAGGGTGCACTGCTTGCCGCCAGGCAGGCCGCAGATGTGGGGCTGCTCGCTATTGAGGCTGGGGCGGCTCCTGGCGGGCTTGTGAGCAATGCCGCTGACCTGTTGGCCGCCGTGACGCAGACCGGCTTGGTCGCCGTCGCAACGCAGGCCCAGGGGTACCTTGGCCGCGCTGCGGTGAACCTGGCTGGCGCCCCGTGGGTGTAGCGCCGACGCAACTGCCGGAAATCACCGTCACGGCCAAGCGGGACTTGCCCACCCCGCCGATACCGCCGCCCGCTCCGCCGACGCCAGCACAGGATGTCGCCGGCCAGACCGCGCCAGGCGCGCCGCTCAACGATCCGGCCGGCCCACAAGGCGCCGTTCGCCGTCCTCTCGTGCAGGCGCTACAGGACGGGCAGCCGCTGGCGGGGCTCATTCGCGCTGAAGTGGAAAACAACTCCTACTATCAGGCCGATAGTTTCCATCTTGAGTTCGCTGCCTCAGCCGCGCCGCCGGGATGGTGGGATGTCGAGCCGCCGTGGCTGCTTGATGTTCAGTTCAGCCTCAATGCCGCCGCCTCGTGGACCTCACTGCTGATCGGCGAAGTGAACCACATGGTCATGAACTTGCAGACCGGTACGCTGCTGGTCGACGGTCATGACCTTTCGTCGAGACTGATCGAAAGTCCGACGCAGGAAGCTTTCGTCAATCAGACATCATCGCAGGTTGCGACGATCTTGGCCGGCCGGCATAACCTATCGGCTCAAGTAACGCCAACGTCGACGCTCGTCGGGCGCTATTATGAAGGCGATCATGTGCGGGATACCGCCAATCAGTTTAGCCGTACGACAACCGAATGGGATCTGTTGATCTATCTTGCCCAGCGCGAAGGGTTTGACGTTTTTGTCTCGGGCACGACACTGCATTTTGAGCCGATTACGTCGCCGGACTCCAATCCATTTGTCGTTCGCTGGGATCATGCATCGGCCATACCGCGTATGAATATCACGACGTTGCAGATGCAACGCAGTCTTACCTTGGCCAAGGATATCGAAGTTTGGGTGCGGTCGTGGAGCTCTCAGCGCGGCAAGGGATTTGTACGCAAGAGCCGTGCCAGCGGAACCCGCAGGGCAAGCGCCGTCTCCGGCAATAGCAGCGGCAGTTCGAACACGACACAGCGCTATACCTACGTGCGGCCGAACTTGACCGAAGCAGCGGCTCAAGCGCTGGCAAACCAGATTGCCGCCGACCTCACAAGGCACGAGCGCGTTCTTGAGATCCAGATGCCAGGGGAGCTGGCCCTGACCGCGCGCAATCTGGTGCAGCTCACCGGCACGTCGACGTCCTTCGATCAGACATACTACATTTCAGAATTGCGCCGGTCGCTCAGCTTTCACGAAGGGTTTCGCATGTCAATACGCGCGAAAAACTCGTCGCCGCGGTCGCAAACGCAGGTGACCTGATGACCGCGCGGCTCATCAACGCCATGCGTATGCATATGGGCGGCATGGACGCACAGGTGGCGCAGCCCCGCTGGGGCACGGTGCAGAGTGTCGATCCGGTGCATTACACCGCAAAGGTTCTGTTGCAGCCGGAAGGCGTGCTGACGGGCTGGCTGCCGGTCGTGTCGCCATGGGTCGGTTCGGGGTTTGGTGCGGTCTCGCCACCGGTCCTGGGCCAGCAAGTCAATGTCATTGCCGATACCGGCGACCACGAGCACGGCATCATCCTTGGGGGCACATGGAGCCAATCATCGGCTGCGCCGCAGCCGCCCACCACACCAGGCGGCCAGAATGTCGCAGTGAAACCTGGCGAATGGGCCGCGTTCGCGCAGAACGGAAACTATGTGCGGCTATCCGCCGACGGGTCCGTGCTGCTTGTCAGCCAGCAAGGCGCATCGGTTTTCATGAACTCCACCGGCATCACTATCAACGGCGGCGGAAGCCCGGTGCACATTACGAATGGCGACCTCCACGTGGATGGAAATATCATTGGCGGCTTCGGCACCGCCGACCAGGTCACGCTGCTACAGCATCGTCACGGGACCGTTGGCAGCACTGCTGCGGCGACGATCGTTCCGACGCCGGGGACCTGACCGATGGCGGATCTCTTTCACGAGTTTGGCAGTGATCTCGTGCTGAGCAGCACCGGGGACATTGCGACCGTGGACGGCACGCTGCTGGGGCAACAAAGGGTGCTGCGCCGGTTGCTCACGAATCCCGGGGATTACATCTGGCAACTGGAATACGGCGCTGGCCTACCGAACTTTATCGGACAGCCGGCCAACAAGGCCCGCATTGAGGCCGTTACACGCGCGCAGATGTACCTTGAAGACGTGGTGGCTCGCGACCCGGCGCCTCTGGTGACCGTTAGCGTCCGCGCCACCGGCGTGGTAACCGAGAATATCGTCTATGTAGATGCGCCGACCGGCCAGCAACAAGTGCTGCAATTCAATCTGGCCGTATAGCGATGATCCTGTCGTTCCAGAATTTCCAGACCTTGGTGCAGAACAGCGCCGCCGCGGTCCAGGGCGCCAGCTCGCAGCTGCTCAATCTTACCGTTGGCTCCACACTGCGCGCCATTCTGCAAGCCAACGCATCAATCGCACTGTGGATTCAGTGGCTGATCACTCAGACGCTGTCTGCGTCCCGGCTCGGAAGTTCGCTCGGGCAGGATGTTGACACATACGTGGGCGACTTTTCGCTGGTCAGACTGCCAGCCGTAGCGGCAACCGGCTTGGTTACGTTCTCGCGTATCTCGACGGGCGTTGCCACACTGGTTCCTTTCGGTGCGCAAGCGAGAACGGCGGATACGAATAGTCCAATATTTTCGGTAATCGCCGACACGACCAATCCGGCATGGGATGCGGTGCAGGTGGGTTACGATCTGGCAGCCGCCACATCAAGCGTGACGGTTCCCGTGCAGGCGCTGACATCGGGAAGCGCCGGCAACGCGCAAGCCAATAGCATCACCCTGCTGGCATCGGCTGTTCCCGGCATCGATGCGGTCAACAATGCCGCTGCCTTTACGACAGGGATTGATGCAGAGACCGACGTTGCGCTGAAGGCGCGCTTCGTGCTTTTCATCAGCGGGTTGTCGAAAGCAACATTGGCAGCTGTCGGGTTCGCCATTGTCAGCACGCAGCAGGGGCTAAATTACAATATCGTTGAGAACAGCCCGGCAGCCGGGTTCTTTGTCGTGGTTGTGGACGATGGCACCGGCAATCCCTCTTTGGCGCTGCAACAGCTGGTATTCTCGGCCGTTGACCTGGTGCGCCCGGTGGGAACGTCGTTCACTGTTATTGCGCCCATCCTGCTCAATGTATTCGTAACCCTATCGCTCACGGTGGCGGCCGGCATCAACAAGCTGGGTCTGCTTGCCGCCGTGGACACTGCGGTCGTGACGTTTATCAATGCTTTGCAAATCGGGCAGACGCTATCTTATACGAAGCTGGCACAGGTGGCTTACGACGCAGCCACTGCCGGAGCGATCACCAATGTGACGCTGCTGCGGATTAATGGCGCGGCGGTTGATATCGTGGTCGGGCCGACCACCGTCATCAAATGCACCAGCTGCGTGGCGAGTTAAAATGGCAACGGGCGATGTTGCTGACATGGTGGTCCGCATCAAGGCGGTGCTGCCGCCGCGATGGTTCCCAGAGCCGAATTCGGATGGATCTTCCAATACGCCAGTGCTCGATGGCGTTCTGACCGGTCTAGCCTATGCATGGGCGCAAGTCTGGGCGCTCTTGCAGTTTACCAAGCTACAGGGCCGGATTGCCACGGCTACCGGGTCGTTCCTCGACATCATCGCCCAGGACTATCTGGGCAGCCGGATTGTACGGAAGCCGGGTCAGGGAGATCCGAGCTTCCGTATACGCATCATGCGGGAGATCGTACGGGCGCGCGCCACACGGCCGGCGCTGATCCAGGTGCTCTTGGACCTGACCGGGCATGCGCCGATCGTCTTCGAGCCACGCTGGCCGCCAGACACCGGCGGTTGGGGCAGCCTGGGCATGGCTGTTGGAACTGGGCTGGAATACGGCTCTGCCAACGGCACCATCCCGGGGGCCGGCGGCTGGGGCTCACTCACTTTGCCCTTCCAGCTGTTCGTCACGGCCTTTCGTGGCAGCGGCGGCGGCATACCTAATGTCGGCGGCTACTATCGCATCGGCACCGGACCGGCGACCGGCGGCTACGGCATCGGCGCGATCGAATGGGCCTCGCTCTCCATGAGCGGCGGTCAGGTCACGGATGACGACATTAATGCGGCCATTGCGAGCGTGCTTCCAGTCGCGACCACGGCGTGGACCCGGATTTCTAATGGCTCGCTGATATCATCGGCGCCGCTATTTGTTCTTGGTTCCTCGGTGTTGGGAGGCCCGAATGTGCTCGGGTAGGGGAGCGGTCTGATCTGATGGCATATATCACAGGCCAGATCCTTAGCGCTTCGCAGCTTAATGCCGATCAGGCCGCGACAGCCGCCGTTGCTGCCGCTGCGGTGCCGTTCGATGATCCTACCAATGTTTCCGGTCTGGGGGCGCCAGCAATTCTGCGTGGCACCGTAGAGGCCCATAAGTGCGCCAGCGTCACTCAGGGCCTCGGACTGTCCGGCGCCGTGCGGCTTGCCACGACGGCCGGGTTACAGGCCGCCATCAATTACGCAGTGGCAAATAAGAAATTCTTTGAGATTGAGCCGGCCGATTACGAGATTGCCGGCGCTCAGCTTACCGTGCCGTGGAGTCAGAGCGGTTTCGTCTGGCGCGGCAGCATGAACTCATCCGTCCTTCAATGCTCCGACAATATGCCGTGCTTAGACATTGGTGACGTGACCAACACGAATCTTGGCGGCAACATGGAGTTTGATGGTGTCGGGGTAGGCTATCGCAACTCCCAGACCGGGAATACTGGCGCGCTGGCCATTCGGCTTGGCCCATGGGCAAGCTCGACCATCCGTCATCTGGCAGTGAACAAATTCACCGCCGGCGGCACCAATCCGGCTTATGTATGCGTCACCGAGACCGGCGGCAGCTTTTCCGTCGTCAATGACACCTGGAACATCCAGGGCGGCCAGCAGTCGATCATCCGGCTCACCCAATCCGCTGCGACGAGTGGCAACATTTATCGCAACATTTATTGCACGGTCGGCAACCTGAATGCGCCGACCGCGCTTAGCGACTATGCCGTGGGCTGTAGCAACAACGGGATCACCAACGGCTTGTTCGAACAGCTCAACGTGGAAGCCGTCTCGGTTGGCGCGCATCCGCTGCTGAACTTCCCCGGTGCGCGCGGTGTGGTTTTCGCCGACACTCACCTGGAAACGATCTCGCTGACAGCCAACGGCGCGGTAGTCTGGGCCTTCTCCGGGTCGAGCGTACATATCGATGGCTGCTCTCTCGACTTCCGCTGCCACACCGCAGACGGCATGAGCGGGACGGGAAACTTTCTGGCGACATTTGGCGCCGACAACATCACCTGCACGAACATCCAGCTGCTAAGCCAATTCAGCGATAGCGGCGCTGTCAATGTGCCATTCCAGATGGTTTCTGCCGTGGTGACCGGCGACACGCCTGCATCGGTGACCATGCGCGGCTTTGCCATTCGCGATGATACGAATGCGGGCCTAAAGACCAACGTCTTCTTCGATGCCAATACGCCGCTGGCGAACTTCGCCACGCCGCGAACAGCGTCGGATTATATCTTCGGATACAATCTATCCAAGATTGACAGCGCCGTGCGGCCGGTCTCGGCCAACTATACGCATTATGGTTCGGACATTGACGCGACGCTGCAAGTGCCGGCGACGCTGGCCGGTGTCACTACGATTACCCTTTCCAATCAGCGGAAAGCCAGTGGCACCGGCAGCACGACTGTGCCGATCCCCGGCAATACCGTGCGCATCAACCGGCAGGCCGGCTCGTTTGCCAACAATCTGCTGGTCGTGAACGGCGGCGTTGCCGGCGGCACGCTCTGGACGAATTCCGGCGCCGGTACCGATCATCAGTTTGTATTCGACGGAACCAATTGGGCGGTTGCGGCATAAGGCCGCCGCCGGGCGCAAATCAACGGAGACCTCATGGCGCGCAAGGTCTCCCAAGCCGGCGGCAATCTTTGGCGTTTGGCCGCGCAGAACCTTGGCGATGCGACGCAGGCAAACCGTCTAGCGGGCGGCAACAACCTTCTCGACCCGTTTCTCACCGGCGTGGTGACGGTGACGCTGTCGCCGGTCGATCTGGCGGCAACCGGCGGCCTGCCGTTTCAGCCGGTCACGGTCCAGGGGCAGGTCACGATCCAGGGGCAGCAGGTTGCGAATCTGACGCCGCCGCCGCCACTTATTATCCCGCCACCGCCGCCGCCGCCGTTCATCCCAGACAATCCACCAATCGCCGGCGGCTGGACGGCAGGCCGCCCCGGGGCGATAGGCCTGCTGACTTGGTGGATACCGCCGGACCCGATGCCGACGCCGCAGCGGCAGCTCCCGCCATCGATCATGGCGGCGGTGGTAAACAACAGCCCATTCGCCAATCGCGGCCGTGGCGCTACGACCAATTCCGCTATCCTGACCGCCTGGATCCCGCCGGACCCACTGCCAACACCACAGAAAAAGCTGCCGCCGGCCCTGATTGGCGCGCGGGTGGATCAGCCGCCGGTTGCCGGGGGCTGGACGTCGAACCAAGCCGAAGCGAACAGCATCCTCATATCGTGGATACCGCCGGACCCGATGCCGACGCCGCAGCGGCGACTGCCGCCGTCGCTGCTGGGAATTCAGGTCGACAACAGCCCATTCGCTCACCGCGGGCGAGGTGTGAACACCAATACGGCGGTCCTGACCGCCTGGATTCCGCCAGACCCACTGCCGACGCCACAACGGCGACTGCCGCCGGCACTGCTCGATAACAGGGTGGATGTGCCGCCGCCGTCCGCTGGGCGTCGCCTGTGGCTGTCGACCATCCTCTCGGCCTGGCAGCCGCCGGATCCCATCCAGGTGCCTGGAAGCGCCCTGTATGCCACGCATGGCGCTGCCTGGGATGTCCTGCCGAATACGCCCACGGGTCTCGTAGCCTCATTGATCGGCACAACGGCATTTACCCTGGCCTGGACCAATCCCGGCGGCCGGGAGGTGCTGTCCTACCAGGTGCAATACTCGCTGACCGGTCAGAATAACTGGCAAACCGGGCCCAATGTGCCCGGGCTGAGTGCACAAGTCACCGGGCTGACTGCCGCCACGAATTACGATGCCCGAGTCTCTGCGACCAACGCCATAGGCACCGGCGCGTTCTCCGCGGCGATCACCATGACGACGGCGGGATCGGGAACCCCAATCGTCACCTGGCAGTCGATCGGCGCCACATCTACGATGGTTACGAGCAATGGCGGTCTGACAGTAACCGCCGGCGGTTCGGCAACCGTCTATGCAACGCCGCAGGGCATTCACAGCACGACGTCTATTTCGTCGGGAACCACCGCAAGCTTCGAGGTGACATTCACCGCAAAAACGCAAAACTGCACGGTCGGCCTGTGCACGGCCGGCTATAATCTGGCCAGCGCCGGCGGCTTGGGCGGCGACAATGTGTCGGTCGGCTTCTATCCATTCACCGGGCCGAATTCCCAGATCCCGCAAAGCTGGTTCTTTAATAACAACTTCCTCTTGAACCCCCCCAACTCGCCGCCTGCCGACGTTACCCCCGTTACGGTATCGTTCTGCGTCGATGCAACAAATCAGAAAATCTGGGCGACAACTCCGGCTGAGCGCACATTCTACGGGGCGGCAACGTGGAATGATTCGGCGACAGCCAACCCGGCAACTGGCGCTGGCGGCCTGGCAATAGGGTTCGCCGGCCCTTACTTTATCGCATTTACCACGCAGGAAGCCGGCGGCGTTGCCGTACTGAATGCCGGCTCTTCGGCTTTCTCCATCACCTTCCCATCGGGCTTCCCGACATGGGGGGGCTCGGGTGGCGGCGGCGGGTCGAATGTCGTTGCTCCCGGCCAGATCACCGGGCTTGGTGTCGGACAGCTGACCGCCTCAAGCGCCGTTGTCACATTTACAGATCCGTCGACCGGGACATCGCCATTTACCCACAATATTCAATACTCGACTGATGGCGGAGCGAACTTCCAGGACTATGCCGGCACGCCGCCGAACAATAGCCCGGTGACCGTCACAGGGTTGCAGTCGGCAACCGCCTATCTGTTCCGCGCATATGCATCGAATGCGGCCGGCACTGGCGCAGCTTCTACCGCGGCGGCGGCAACGACCCTCGGGTTGATTGGCGTGCCCGATCCGGTGGCCGGCGTGACGGTACCAGCAACCACGGCATCAACCGCCACGGTGCGGTGGCTGTATCCGACAACCGGTTTCCCGTCTACGGGGTTTCAGGTTCAATACAGGTTCGTCACACCGTCGTCTTTTGTCAATTTCGCACTTTCGCCAGAGTCGCCCAACGGAACCACGGTTACGGTCATCGGATAGCGAACCCTGCCATGGCATTTCAGATTATCGACCCACAGGGCAACGTATTTACGATCGGTCCCGGCCATCAGGTGGCGATAAATGGCACTGTGGATACAGCTTCGCCGGTCTCTCAGTTGCTTTTGTTCTGGTATCAGCGGGTCTACGCTCAGACCGGCACTGGGTCGTGGTTCATCTTCGTCTCAGCCGGCACATGGACGCCGGTTGGAGCCGATCCACGCACGCAGAATCTCAGCCCATTGATGCAGCAGACCGTCACCGGGCTACAGCCGGGAACGGCATATCTGTTCGATGTCTTTGGCTTCGACGCGGCAGGAAATGGGCCTGCTTCAGCGCCGCCGGTCGGCGGCACAACTGTGGCCCGGTCAATTGCGATTGCGACCATCCTGTCGCAGCATGTCAACACCACATTTACGATCTCGGGCACGCTGACCGGCTACACACAGCCGCCGACATTGCAATACCAGGACAACGGCACGGCCGGTACGTGGTTGCCACTGCCATCCGGCGCAACGGTGACAGCAACCAGCTTCAGTTTCATCCATCCCGCCATGCAGCTGAATTCCGCGGCGACGGTCAGCGTGCAGGACACGAACGCTCCAACGGTCGTCGCAACGTCGAATGCATTCAACGTTGCACAAGTCACCATATTCGACGACGAGTTTACGTCGGCGACGTGGCTGACGCATCAGACGTCGCAGACCGGTGACCTGTGGTCCTACGGCGCCGCGGACAACACCGTTGGACAGCCCAGCGGCACGAATTCATGGTGGGCCAACCCGCTCAATCCCAACACGATCGTTGCCAGTCTCGATCTTCTCGGTGCCGGTGGGTTGCAACTCGGTGTCATGACAACCCCGCCGGCAGAGCAAGCCTTTATCACGGCTGGCAATGGCGGTGTCGCCTGTGCCACGGTTGGCAGTCTGCTCACGACCCAGCTTGCGCCAGGCGGCATTCAGTTCCGTGCCTATTATGCATTTGCCGTATCTGTTCCGCGCATTCCCGGCTTCGGCTTCCAGATTGCTCTGCAAAGTCCAAAAGGCGTGCCGTGGACCGAGGAACTCGACGTCGGCATCTGGACCGATGCCAGCGGCGTGCAGACGCTGCAATTCAAGCTCTCGGGATTCAATGCCAGCACAGGACAGTTCGGCAACGTCGTCTATTCTACAACATCCGCTAGCGGCTTCGATCCTCGGATCCAACACGAGTATGGGATCGAATGGACCGTCAGCATCATCCGGTTCTACATCGATGGCATTCTGGTAGCGCAGCAGGCCACCCCGACCGATGGGTCGTTCAACGGTACGATGACCGTGTTCATGATGACCGCGGGGAATTACGCATTAGGCAACGTCATTGGGCTCGATCCCGCGCCGGCATCGTTGCCCGCCTATGCGACAGTCCGTTACGTCCGCATCTATCAAGGCAAGCCCACTTCCGGGCAATTCATTCTGATCTCGACTATTCCAGCGGAGAACACGCTAGTGACATTTCCAGTGTCCGGCACGTTAGTAGGCTATGCCGTTGCACCGACGCTGCAATACCAGGATAACCAGACGGGTTCATGGCTCGCGCTGCCATCCGGCTCGACGGTATCGACAACCGCCTTTAGCTTCACTCATCCCGCCGTAGGGTCGGCTATTGCTGCCATGGTGGTGGGCGTACGCGATGCAAACACCATCACGGTGGCGGCTCTGTCAAACCCGTTCGCGGTAACCGTGGCCGGCACGGTGACGCTGATTGGGATTTCGCTATCCAATAACACCTTCCTCGTGCCGACCGGCGGGGCCCCGAGCGGCACCGCGGTTGGGACGATCTCGGTGCAGACGACGGGCGGGACGGCGCCCCCAGGATCGGGCACGACGTTTTTCGACGATTTCTCGTCCATCCCATGGGCAACGCATCAGACCCAGCAGGCCGGCGACAAGTGGGGTTGGATTACCACGTCAGAATCGGCCAACGGCGAGGCGGCCAATAGCTCGGGATTCTGGCCGAACCCGAACAACCCGCAGTCCCTCGTGCCGAACCTGGTCCGCGCAGCGGGCGGCCACGTGCAGCTTGGCATCCTGAACATGCCATCCAACATCCGCGGATACCTGTCCACTCTGCCAGGCGGCAACGTCAACTACATCGGCACCTTGATCAATGATCAGCTCACGAACCTGCAACTTCATGGTTACTGGGTGGCAAATCTCGCCGTACCCAGAATCCCAGGGTTTGGCGCGCAATGGAATATTGAGAATGGCCCGGCGACCCCGTGGTCCTCTGAAATCGACGTCGACATCATCACCCGCGGCGACAACACTCAGCATGTCATATGCAATGTCTCCGGTTGGAACTCCGGCGGTTACTGGCTGACGAACGTCTTTGACACAACTTCGATCGACGCGACGGTCAAGCACGCGTACGGGATCGAGTGGACGGCCAGCATTATCCGAATCTACATCGATGACGTGGTGTTCGGGACCTTCCCCACGCCGACAGATGGCACCTACAACAACCCGATGTTCTGTTATCTGAACGTCAACGCCAACGCATATGGCGACGTTTCGATTGGCGTCGATCCGAACCCGGCCAGTCTGCCAGCTTACATGGATGTGTATGATGTCAGCGTCTATACCAGCAAGCCCACTGGCGGTCCTGGTGGCGGCGGCGGCCCGAGCGCTTTCACCGGCACGCTCGCCAAGGGCGGCACGAACGCAGCGAATTTCCAGATTGCCGGCTCAACGCTGCAAACGCTGGGCACCGACCAGGCGGGCAACTATAGCGTCACAATAACTGCGACGCAGGCAGGTGCCACCGGTTCGCCGCTGACGTCGGCGCCCTTTACCATTACCGGTACGGCGACCGGCGCAAGCAACGTGTCGGTCAACCTCGCCAGCCCGGTTCTCGCTGGCATCGGCGGCGCACAGCGCATCGTGCCGAAGAGCATCTGGGGCCTGTCGGCCGGTTTCAACTGGCAGGAAAACTGTGCCGACTTTGGCCGACATCCAGCGCTCAAGGGCACGCTGGCGCTGGCGGGTGGCTGGCGCGCCATTCGGATCAACGCCAATGACGACGCCGCCAACATGATCGCGAATGGCGGCTCGCTGTCAAACTGGATTGCGAACGAGCCGGCATTTATGACGCCAGACTATCTCTTGATCCCCGGGGTTGGTCCGGGGGCTGTCGACAGGTCCGATGCGCAGTATGCATCGGATGCTCTCGCCCTGGTCCAGTATATGGAGAACAACCACGGACGAAACCCGACCAACATGTGGATTGAAGTTGACGAGGAACCCGACGGCAATAGACCCGAACAACAAACGGCCAATACGTTCGTCGCGGTTGCCGATGTCATTCACGCGCACAATGCAGCCTACAAGGTCGGTGGCCCGACCACGTCCTACTGGCCGGGCACGAACAACAACGGGGACACTTTCCTAAGCACTGTCGGTTCAAAGCTCGGCTTTCTTTGCTATCATTCCTATACGAGCCACACAGGCGAGCCGCACGATCAGTATTATAGCTCTGCTCTGAGCGGATTTGGTCTGCCTGGCGCTCGCACCCAGATGCGCAATCACGGCATTTCCGACAGTGTGCCCATCCTTCTGGGCGAGGCCAATATGGAAGGAAGACCCGAGGTGCCGATGCCGGAAGAGGCAACCTATGTCGGCATGTTGTATGATGCGCTGGCGGCGGTTGATAACTACACGCGCGATGTGAACTGGGCCGGCTATCTGCACTGGGACGGATACCAGGACAACTACTATGGCTTGACCGGAAATGCCGCCAACGGCGACGACGATACCATTATGATTCCAACCGGGTATTGGGGCGGATACTTCTCAAGGAATATGGCAGGTGGCGAGGTTACGTCGTCCACATCGCTCGCCAATCTTCAGGTGCTGGCCACCATGCCGACGCCAACGACGTTCGCCATCCATATGGTGAATTACGATCTCAACAATAACCAGACGGTTACGATTGGTCTGGCCGGTGGCACTCCACAAGGCACGATTACTAAGTGGACGCACGGCAAGAATGCGCCAGGCGGGAACGCTCCGACAATCACCACCATTCCGAACCTGTCGGGTATTAGCGTGCCGAGCGAGAGCATCGTGATGATCACTGGCTCGATCTCGTCCGTGTCATCGGGGCAGCCACCGGGCTCCATCTTCTGGGCTACTTTCCCGGGAAACACGATCGATCGGTCAAAATGGAATCTCGGGTATTTCTGGCAACCGGATGGCGGCGGAACGGACAGTGGCGGCGGCTTCACAGCCTCCGTAAACAACATTGCCGCAAATCCCAACATGAACGTTTACGTGGTCGCCAACAATACAGTGCAGGTGCAGGTCAAGCCCGCACCTGACACGTCGAAAACCGGCGGAGCATTCTGGTTGAATGGGTTGCTGAACACTCACGACGCTTTCACGCATACTTACGGCTACTGGGAAGTGACTGCGAAGTTGATTCACAATAAAGGGTGTTTGTCGGCCATCTGGCTGTTTGCTAGTGACGAGGCGAATTGGCCAAAAGAGGAAGTCGACATCACTGAAACTGCCAGTTCTAATCCGACCAACATGCATATGACTTCGCATCCGGATAATACCGCTAATCCGCAGGACGTCACCACTGCGGATGAAGGCACCGGTTTTCATAAGTATGGGATTAACTGGACGGCCAGCACACTTGAATGGTATTTTGACAGGAATCTTGTCGTCTCCGGTCCGACGCCAGCATCCATCAATGGACCGATGTATTTACTAATCTCGACGTATGTAAATACTGGCGGCGCTTGGTGGGGCGGCGACATCATCAATGCGGGCGATCCGTGGCCTGATGGCATCACGGTCCAAGACGTCACAGTCTGGCCGAGCAAGCCGTTCTAAGCGTTCGCACCATTAGCCGGAGTCTCGTGTCATAACCGACAAGCGCATTGTTTATCCGGGCGCCATCCCGCTCGACATCGATCTTTTGCAGCCGCAACGCAATCTGGAGATTGCGGTGGGGTTCATTCTGCGCGCTGCGTTCGGCACCAGCACCGTTGCGGACGGACTGCTATGCATTCCGACAAGCCCGGCGTCCATGTCGGTGAGCATCGGCCCTGGGTCGATTCTATTCAATACGACCGTAGATACACTCGCGGCGGGCTTCGGCTCCCTGCCGCTCGATACCGCCGACACGCTTATGAAAATCGGCACCAATCTAACCACGACCACCATTGGGCCGTTCACCGCGCCATCGTCAGCCGGCCAATCGCAGAATTTCCTGATCGAAGCCAGCTTCGCCGAAACGGATGGCAGTCCTGTCGTGCTGCCATATTACAATAGCGCCAATCCAGCCATCCCCTTCGGTGGGCCGGCCAACACCGGGGCCGCGCAGAACACGATACGCACGCAGACGGTCAGCTTGCAGGTCAAGGCCGGTGTCGCAGCTACGACGGGCTCGCAGACCACGCCAGCGCCTGACATCGGCTGGATTGGCTTGTGGGTGGTAACCATCGCGAACGGCACTGCTACGCTTCTGGCGGGCAACATAAACCCGTTTCCCGGCGCCCCATTCATTCCCGAAAAACTCGGGGTCGGCAGCTTGTTCGGCTATTCCAATTTGCAGACGTTTGGATCGAGTACCACATGGGTTGTGCCGAACGGTGTAACGTCGGCGAAAGTCACCGTGACCGGTGCAGGCGGCGGGTCCTCGGGCTGCAATCCAGCAAGTCACGTTGGCGCCTCTGGCGGTGGTGGCGGCACGGCACTTGGCGTCGTCGCTCTAACGCCAGGGACATCGATGACCATCACGGTCGGCACTGCTGGTGCCGGTGCGGCAGCTCTGTCTACGGCAGCCAGTGGTACCGCTAGTTCGTTCGGCGCATTGATTGGGAACGGCGGCCAGGGTGCTGGTGCCTCCGGTGTAAACGGTGGCGTCGGTGGCGGAGCATCTGGCGGACAGCTCAACCTGCGCGGTGGCGACGGTTCTGACGGCTCGAATGTGGCCAACGGCGATTATTGGCCCGGCTTATCGGGCTCTTCTTACTGGGCAGGCGGAAGACGCGCGGCTGTCAATGCCGCCCAAGTCGGCGGGGCACCTGGTGTCGGTGGTGGAGCTCCTTACACACTCACAACACAGACCGTCAGCGGCACATTCGGTGGCAATGGCGTTGTCACCATCGAGTGGTAGTTCCAATGCGGACAGCACGTTTCCCGCGCGGCTCTGACGACGCGCATCTGCTGATCGGCCGCCTCGGTGGCGAGCTGTGGCGGCGTGAGAACAAAACCCATGCCTATGTCGAAATACCTCCCGCGCTGATCATCACCGACAGCGATGGCGCGGTCTTCAGTCTCGGGACGGAATACAACGTCCATATGGAATTCAACGTCCTTCGCAATGACGTTGATACCGGAGAGTTTGCGAGCCGGATCACCTATGACGGCAAGCTCGTGCGCATCTTCGGAAAGAGCGGCTGGAAGTCATTCAGCCGTAACCGCCGGCATTTCATCTGAGAGCGTTCCACACAGGAGATAACCATGCGTGAGTTTTCGATTTCCACCTCATCCATCAGCGTGGCAGGCGCCACTACGATGGTTTATATTGCTCCCGGCGCGGCACCCAACCCCAACCTGGAATTCATGCGTTTCTGGGTGGGCCAGGCAGCGAACGCCACGTCGGCCCAGCAGCGTATCCAGCTGGCATCCAAGGCGTCGATCTTTCCGACACTGGTGACCACGACCCCGGCCAAACTGAAGCCATCCGACCCGAACGCATCCTACATTGTCGGCGGCACGGCCGGCGCCATTGGCACGGCCGGTATCAATGCATCCGCTGAGGGCGCCGGGGTGCAGGCGCTCTATTGGGAAGACGCGTTCAACGTGCTGAACGGGTGGCTGCATGTTCCGACGCCGGCGGAAACCCGCGTGATGCCTGCCGGCCTCGGTCTCGGCCTGGAGCTCTATTTCCCGGTGGCTCCTGCCAACCTGACGGTATGGGTTGCTGGCCTGGTGTATCGCGAAGTCTAACCCGGTGTGACGCCCATGGAACGCATGGATCTAAATCCAGCGGATGGAATGTCGCTTGCGCACAAGCTGTTCTCGGCAGGCCACTATGCCGAGGCAGCGCGTGTGTATCAAGGCGTCGCGATTGCCGAGAACGGCAATTACGACGCGGTGCACGGCGTCGCGTTATGCCATTCTTCTCTGAAGCAGTACGACGAGGCAATCAGATGGTATGATCGGGCTGGCGCCGTCAGTCTGACACAGCTGATTGCGACAGCGTTGAATAAGGCGACCGCGCTCGGCGAGACAGGGCGGTCGCACGACGCTTTGCGAACATTGGATGACCTGCTGCGGCTTTCGCCGAATAACGCGACTGCGCTCTATAATCGTGGTCTTCTGCGAATGCAGGTCGAACAATGGCACGAGGCCATTGAGGATTTCGAACGCTCGCTCAAGCTTGCGCCGAGCGCGTCATATGGCAACATAGAATATGCTCGGGGGTTCGCCAATCTCGTATTGGGGAACTACATGGAAGGCTTCCGCGATTTCGAGAACCGAGAAAAGGACGAGGTCCCGGCAGCAGGCGGCGAGGAATGGATCGGCGATCAGTCCCTTATGGGGCGTACAATCCTCGTTCATGCCGAGATGGGTTCGGGCGATACAATCCAGTTTTCCCGCTACCTGCCGATGATGGTGGACCGCGGGGCACACGTTTATGCTGTCGTGCACCCAGGTCTCACGCCGCTGCTCGATGGCATGACCGGGGTTACATTCTGCACCGAGGACCCGGAATCGTGGCCGCGCACCGACTACTGGGTGCGGCTCATGAGTCTGGCGTATTGTTTCAACACGACGCTTGAGACCGTGCCGCGACCGACCATCATCATCAGGCCCGACGAGGAAGGGTTCATGAAATGGCTGCACCAGATGCAGCCGAACAGCGGGCGCTACAATATTGGGTTGTGCTGGGCCGGGAACCCAGAGTCCAAGTATGACGCGCATCGCACGATCCCCGCCGCGTTGCTAGCGCCGCTGGTCGCTCTGGCGCGCAAGCATCCGGTCCGGTTCTATGGGTTCCAGCAGACCGTTCGAGACAGTGACCGTGAGGCATTGCAGGGTCTCGATATTCTCAATCTCGGTCCGCGATTTACCGACTTCCGCGAGACCGCGCACGCTATGGGCTGTCTGGATCTGATGATTACCTGCGACACCTCGGTTGCGCACATGGCCGGCACTGTTGGGGTGCCGACATTCGTCTTGCTGACAAAGTTCCGCACGTATTGGCTCTGGCTTGCCGGACAGGACACTACGCCGTGGTATCCATCTATGCGCTGCTTCAAGCAGACACGGGACGGTGACTGGCCAGGGGTCATCAGCACGGTCACCGACCGGGTTGCCGAGCTTGTGGCGCTTCGGTCCGCTCACTGGCGCAAATAAAGGATTGAACCATGCCCGGCGGTTATTTTCAGCCATATCTCATAACCAAAGAGGACGGCCCGATACTGACCGCGGCGGCGGCGGCAACGTGTCTGCCGAAGACAGCCAACTTCAGCATCCCCCCCAATACTCTCGTGCAGGGCACAACGATTCACGTTATCGCATGGGGCCGCATCTCGTGCGCCGTGACCACTCCCGGCACCGCCAGGTTCGATCTGCGGCTGAACAATCAGATTTTTTTCGACAGCGGCGCTATGTCGCTCAACATCATCGCTAAGACTACGCTGCCGTGGTGGCTGGATATCATCGGCACGGTCCGCGTAACCGGGCTGGCCGGCACTGCCAGCTTCTTCGGCATGAGCAAGTTCACCTCGGAAGCGCTGATCAATCAGGCTGTGGCGACAACGGGTCCGGCGCCCGGCAATGCTCTGTCGGCATCGTCGAGCGGCATTGACAGCGCCCCCGCAGCAGTGTCGACGAACTTTGACACCACGGTTACCAACCCGTTTGACATGTTCTTTACGCAGACCGTAGCCACGGGTTCGCTCACGGTGCATTTCGCTCGGGTCGATATCGGCGCGATCGCATCCTTCTAGAGCCGGGCGGTGCCAGTCCATGACTGACCACCGCCAGCGCTATAGCCCGCTTTTCGTCTACGGTGGCCCGTCCACCTACCGGGACATCCGGCTCCCCGATCGCAAGACGCTGCTGCGTCTCCGAACTGAGAGCGTCTGCCCGCAGCCGGTGCCGGGGCGGAACTCTGTCTATACGACCATCTGCACGGTCGAGAATGACGCATGGGGTCAGGCGATCTGCGGCTGGCCTGGACATCTGGCGGACTGTCCATCGCGCGCTTGGTTCTGGGATGGGATCTTTCCGTGGGCAGCGGCGACCACGGCGTTCATTACCACGACGGGCGTTAGTCAATCGTGGCCGGTGCCGGCCGATTGGAACAGCGCCTCCAATACGATAGAAGGGATCGGCGAGGGCGGCAACGGCACCAGTTCCGCAGGATCAAATAGCAATACCGGCGGCGGTGGCGGTGCTTATGCCATAGCGCCCAATGTCACGTTAACGCCAAGCGGCACCGCGACTTACACGCTTGGTTCTGGCGGTAGCGGCAATGACTCGATAGTCGGGGCGTCGCTTACCGCCAAGCGGGGCGCAAATGCATCCGGCACGACGCCTGGTGCGGGCGGCGCGGCGGCATCTTGCGTGCCGACGACGGGCGCGTTCTCCGGTGGCTCTGGCGGCACATCAACGACCGGCAGCGGTTCCACAGGCGGCGGCGGCGCTGCTGGGCCAGATGGCGCCGGCAAAAACGGCGGCGCCACCATTGCCAGCACGAATGCAGGTAGCGGCGGCGGCGGGTCGGATGGTGGCTCGTCTACTGCCGGAGCCTCAAACTCTGGCTCTACTGGCGGCAATGGCGGCGACGGTACCGGCGGGACCGGCCACGGCACCGGGGGCAGTCCTGGCACGGCTGGCACGGCTGGCACTGGCGCTGGCGGCGGCGGCGGCAGCTTTGCCCAGAGCGCCGGGAATGGGGCAACGGGTCCGGCGAAATGGACGCAGACATCCGATAGCACAACGGCAGGGCCGGGCGGTGGCGGCGGTGGCGCTGGTAATGGTGGTGGCCTCACGGCTGGCACGGGCGGTCTTTATGGCGGCGGTGGTGGGGGTAATAGTTTCGGGTCGACGGGAGGTGCCGGCGCCCAAGGCATCATCGTTGCGACGTATACCCCGAGCGGGCCTGTCCTTTTCGGACACCAGCCGCGGTCGCGTCATCCGGGTGGTTTGCTGCCGCATCAGGCGCTCATTCCCCGCGTTTTCCCGGCTGGCCCTGCGCCGGCGCAAATCGATCAGCCACCAATTGGTGGCTACATCCCGGCACAGCCAGAATACACGACTATGCTTCAGTCGTGGGTGCCGCCCGATCCGCAACCGTGGCAGCTACCGCCACGACAGATAGTTTCGGTCGATCAGCCGCCGGTGCACTCCGGCGCGTGGCTGCCGCATATCCTCGGAACCTGGCAGCCGCCCGATCCTCAGCCGTGGCAGATGCCGCCCCGGCAGACTGTCTCGGTCGACCGACCGCCGGTGCACTCTGGCGCGTGGTTGCCACACATCCTGGCCGCCTGGACACCTCCCGACCCGGCACCATGGCAGATGCCGCCGCGGCAGACCGTCTCGGTTGATCGGCCGCCGGGTGTAAACCCCGGGCTTACAGCGCACTTGCGGGTTTCGCTCTCGTGGGTGCCGCCAGATCCGCAGCCCACGCTGCCACGCAACCTCCCGGCGCAGTTCACGGCGGTGCAGGTCGACCAGCCGCCGGCGCGTTCCGGTGGGTGGTTGCCGCATATCCTGGGAACCTGGCAGCCGCCGGACCCGCCGTCGCAGCGCGGGCCCTTCCTGGCACAAGGCACGACGGCCGTCATTGCGCCGCAACCGGCGGTTTTGTGGCCATGGCTCTCGGGCATCGTCTCGGCCTGGACGCCACCGGATCCAGCGCCCACGCTGCCGCGGAACCTGCCGCCGTCGATCACGGCGGTACAGGTCGACCAGCCGCCGATCGGCGGCTACATCCCGGCACAGCCCGAATATGCGGCGCTCCTTCAGTCGTGGGTGCCGCCCAATCCGGCGCCGTGGCAGCGTCCGCCCCGGCAGACTGTCTCGGTCGACAACCCGCCAGTGCGCTCTGGCGCCTGGCTGCCGCCGCTCATAACGGCTTGGCAGCCGCCAGACCCGGCACCGTGGCAATTGCCTCCCCGGCAGATCGTCTCGGTTGACCGGCCGCCGGGCGTTAGCCCTGGCCTCACGGCGCACCTGCGGGTTTCGCTCTCATGGGTGCCGCCGGACCCTCCGCCCACACTACCGCGGAACCTCCCGGCCCAGCTCACGGCGGTCCGCGTCGACCAGCCGCCCGGCATCACGACCAACTGGGTGCAAGCGGTCCTCGGCTCATGGGTGCCGCCCGATCCGCAGCCCACGCTGTTGCGGTATCTGCCGCTCGCTATCACCGGCGTTCGGTCCGACAATCCGCCCGGCATTACGACCCGCTGGGTTTCGACCGTGATGGGAGCCTGGATCCCGCCGGATCCGTTGCCGACGTTGCCGCGGAACTTGCCAGCGCAGTTCACCGGGGTGCGGGTGGACAATCCGCCGGGCATCGATTTCGCGTTGCAAGCGGCGATCGTCCGTTCCTCGTGGGATACCCCGCCCGGGCCGCCACAGGCTCCCACCACGCGGCTTATTCCGTTCTCCGCGGCCATTGCTGCGGCGCAGCCGGTCAGCCTCTGGCCGTGGCTTACAACGGTGCTCAGCGCGTGGGTTGCGCCCGAGCCGGCGCCGATGCTGCGCCGACCGGCACAGATCGTCAGCGTAGACCCGCCGCCGCTTCGTTCGAGCGTGGAGTGGAGGCAGGTGGCGCCATGGGCCTGGCAGCCGCCGGATCCGATGCCGTGGCAGCGCCCGGCGCGCCAGACGCTCTCGGTGGACAATCCACCGATCGTCAGCCGGCGGTGGCAGCAGGACGTCCTGCGCGCATGGGAGCCGGTGCCGCTCGCGGTGCCGGTGATTCACTACGTGGCGGTGTTCATCCCGCCGCCGGTGGTCAATCCGCCGCCGTTCGGCTACCCGGCGCGCGTCACGTCAATGCGGGTGGTCGCAGGCGCCTGGCAGCCACCGGACCCACAGCCGCAGCGGCTTTACCCGACGCAGGCGCTCAGCAGCGCGCGGTCGCCGCTGCCCGGCCGTGAATTCGCACTCTCACCCGACATTCGGGCAATCGTCGAAGCATCTGACGTGCGCGCCAATCTGCTGGCGCCAGATGCGCGCGCGATCGTTCTGTCTCCCGATATCCGGGCCATGCTGCTGTGGCCCGACGCACGCACAGTCTTGCTGCAACCGGACGATAATACGATGCCCCAGGCGCCCCCCCAATGGTCACCGGCGGCCAGTGCAGACACGGATTTGTATTGGGTAAGCCTGGCGCGATGGCTCCCGGCGGGCGACTCCGTCAACACCCCGGCGGTGGCGGTCGTGCCGATCCATGGCGATACCAATCCGCTCGTTGTTGGCTCTGTCAGCGTGGACTTGGGGGTACGGCAGGTCATCATACCGCCGGGCGTGCCCTATACGGACCCCGGCCCGCGCATTCAGGCGCAGCTTTCGGGCGGCACGGTTGGCAAGACCTATACCACGATCGTCTCATGGCACGACGTGCAAGGCAGGATAATCAGCCGGCAAATTCTCCTGTTAATCCAATGGTGAGCTGACATGCGTTTACTCTTTGCAATCTGTCTCATACTGGCTGGCGCGTCGGCTAGCGCGCACTCGCCGATGCATTGCTCGGAGCTGAATGATCCAGCTTTTGCGGCATGGTTCACGTCCCTGATGCGCCCGGATGGCATGGGGTTGTGCTGCAATCAGGTGGATTGCGACTGTGCGGTTGAGTGGGATATCCGCGATGGTGTCTACTGGGTGCGGTTGCCATCCATGCCGGAAGCGCTGCCGGTCGATCCGAAATACATCCTGAAACGCTATGACAATCCAACCGGCAAGGTGGTTGCCTGCGAGATCGCCGGCCAGATCCGCTGCATGGTCGGCGCCGCGGGCACCTGATGGCCGAAGTGCCCGAGCCGGTTTCCGTAGCTGACATGCGGCGGGAACTCGATCAGCGGCTGCACAGTCTGTATATCCAAATCGCAACGCGGCTCGACGCCATGGAGAAAGCGACGGCTATTTTTTCGGACGATTTGCGCCGCGTGCCGACCCTGCTGGATCGGGACATGGCACGGATAGCCGAGCTGTATAAGGAAAAATTCAGCTCGATCCAGATGCAATTTGACGAACGGGATGTGCGTCGCACTCAGGAAAGACATGCGAATGAGGCCACGGCCGAGAAGACCGAGCGCGGGGTCACCAAAGAAATCGACAGCCTAAAGATTGTGATGGCCACCAACCGCACTGCCATGGACGACAAGCTGCAGGACATTGCCGGCCGGCTGAACCGGACCGAAAGTGCTGCGGTCGTGGTCCGTGAGGTGAGGCAGGACACCGCCATGTCCGTTGGCACCATCCTGGGCATCGTCGGACTCTGTGTGTCATTTGTCAGCATCATGATTGTCGTTGTGTTGACCCTCTATACCGGCAGAGTGCCGACAACGCCCGTGACAGGCGCTCCGGACGCCGTGTTGGTTCATCCTAGGTAGGTGGTCATGCGTCAATACCTTGTGCTTGCGGCCGGATTGCTATTAGCAGCCTCACCGGCGCTGGCGGACAGCCGACATTTCTATCCGTGGTTGCCATTCGAGAATTTCCCGACACCAGTGACTGACCCAGCCGTGCTGGGGCTTCTCCGCGATGCCTCTAATCGCCTTGGTGAGTCAGTGCCAGACATGGTCGCTATTACGGGTATCCTGAACGACGCGCTGGTGCTTGAACAGTCCGACCACACGCCGCAACCGGCGGGGATGTTTAATGACTCAAGCAAAAACCAGCAAGTCATCGGGCAGATCACGTTAGCCGTAGACTCGATTGCCGGAAACTCTGCAATTGTCGGAATCCAAAGATTTGTGGATTACGCTATCATCGGCGGCCCCTATGATGTCTGCTATCTACACACACCAGCAGATTGCGTGCCAGATGATCCGCACTCTCCGCTTAAGTAGCTATTAGAAAATCACCTCATCGACGGTCCTGCCGCGCGGTCGCAGCTCGGCGCGGAGGCGTCGGTCCTCACGCCATACACGAAACGCTGCAATGCCCACAACGAACAAGACGATAACCAGCAAAGTCACCCCGAAAACGAAGTATTCCATGTTGATCTCCCTCATCCATGCACGCCAAGTGCAACCCCGCCAGCGCCGCCGCCAGCATAATAGCCGTTTGTGTCCGCGTGGATGACAACGTTATTGCCGACTTGTGAGACTCCGAACTGGCTGGCACCAAAAGCCGCATTCCATGTCCTGTCAGTGTAGACGTGCATTGTGTCGACTACGCGATTGCCTTGGTACATCGAAAGCATGTCGTGCTGCCAGGCGTAGCTTGTCGCATGCATCCCCTTGAGGATGATTTCGCCGAACCCCAGATCGGTCTCTTCCGCATGGAATGCTGACGGATCGTCGATTTGCAGCACGCCATGCTCGCCGCCATACTGCGCATATCCGGCGATGTGAATTGACTGGCCTGGCCCCACAGAATGCAGGAATTCCAGCTTGCCATTCGTATGGGAATTGAATTGGGAAATTCCACCGTTGCCGACAACGTTGGCCCCGATGATTGCGGTGCCCGTGACAGACGAGGCGCCATTGTTATCCCATACGCCGGGCCCGTTGACGTGAATGTTCGCTCCAACCTCGGTGCTGCCAAATGTTCCAATCCATTCGCTGTGCGCCGCCAGATTGACCGTGATTCCGTCATAGTAGCCGATGTCGGAGAACGTGAGTGGCTGCACGCCGCGCACGTCGACGGTGACCGGCGGTGCGTTAAAGACCCCCCCAAGCGAGACATCAACCGGCGCACCCCCGTTCAGATGTAGCGTGCCGCCGTGTGTCATTGTGATGGTTTTCATGGCCGTCCCCTTTGGTGTGGATGTACTATTCGATGGGGTAACATCTATGCCTCCATGGCGGGAAAGTCCACTACTAATTAATGCCAGTCGTGCGGCTACCCCTAAAGGAGTAAGGATTAGATGACTGTTGATTTAACCGGCATTGCCGTGTCCGCGATCGGCGCGATATTCGGCGTCGTTGGCCCCGTGTTCCTGATCTGGTTGCAATCCCACATGAAGGATAAGCAAGCAGCAGACCTGATCGGCCTGGCCGTAACCAATGCCGTGGGGGCGGCCGAGCAGGCAGCGGTAACCGGGGTGCGAAATCTATCGCCCGAGGTTAATATCCCTGGAATCTCTACGCATGAAGCAGTGGCGCTGTCCTATGTGCTCAATCACGCCGGGGACGCGGCGGATAGACTGGGGCTGACGCAATCGGCAATCGCTGACAAGATTGCCGCCAAAATGGGGCTGCAGGCGCTGGCGGTAAAAGCTGCCGCTGTTCCCGCGATTGCCGCCATCCTAGCACGGCCCGCCAATACTCCCTGAAACAGAGGACCCGATGATGGAAATCAAGCCCTTTACTATACAGATGAAGCTGCTTGTCCTACCGGATGGCCGTGTCATGCTGCTCCCGGTTGAGGATGCAGCGCCTGACCCAGCGGCGCAAACCCCGGTCGACGCAGCGATCGATGCGCTGGATCGTCGGCTGGTGGGGGCGCCGGACCGCTCGAGACTGCGAGGGGCGCTGGACAAGGCCGACAAGCCACTGGACGGCCGGGCCGGGGCTGACGAAGCGCTCGGGCGAGCCATTCGCTATGGCTCGTCATAATCTCTGCGTTTGGGCGGCGGTCCTCATGGCGGGATGCACCGCGCCAACGCCGCAACAACAGAGAGTGATCGGCGCGCTCTGCCAGGCCGACGCCTTGACGCAGCCACTGGTCGTGGAGATCGCACCTATCGTCTATCCCCCAGGCGCGCCCATTGCCACACTCGACGAGGCGCTTCTACATCCCACCATCGTTTCTGCATGTGCCGCTTTTACCGCCGCACCGGTTGGTGTTGTGGTAGCGCCAACCCCTTCGCCGCTTTAGGATACCTGATATTATGGCCACTGTACCAACCCCACTGGCGGATCAGCTGCGCGCGTCTGCCGCCGCCATCACCACGGCTGTTGCCACAATCACTGCCACCGCGACAAAAGTCGCAGCACTGGAAACCGCAGCAGGGACGCTCCCGCCGCCCCCGCCACCGACTGTTACCGAGAGCCCGGACGGCACATTCGTTACCACCGTGGCCGTCAATGGCGTGCCATCGATCATCGATCATGCATTGCGTGCGTGGACCATCACGGCTGGCTTGCAAGTGGCGGTTGCCGGTGTGACTGACACAAACACAGCCAATGTTGCCGGCATTCTGAAGCTGGCCGGTGTCATGTGGCAGGTCAACAAGGCCGGGCAGTGGTATCAGAACACGGCCGCCGCGCCTGCCATGCCATCGTGGACTGGTCCTAAGTCGGACCCAAGACTGGTGGTGACACCGCCGCCGGCTGTCACCGAGAGCCCCGATGGTACGTTCATATCCACCCAGGCCGTCAACGGCGTGCCATCAGTCATCGATCACACATTACGTGCGTGGACTATCACGACGGGCGCAAAAGTGGCGGTGGCTGGTGTGACAGATGCGAACACCGCCAACGTCACAGGTGTGTTGAAGCTCGCGCCCGGCGGCATGTGGCATGTCAATGCGGGCAACCAGTGGTATCAGGACGTAGCTGTGCCGCCCGCGATGCCGTCCTGGACTGGTCCTTTCACAGACCCGAGGCTGGTGGTGACACCGCCACCACCAGCCTCTAAGACCATCGCCATCAAGACGATAGTTCCACAGATCGTTGGCTGAAGAAGCTCAGTCCGTCACGGGACGCCATGCGTCAGCGATGTATTCCTGTTGCCGATGGAGCTCGTACTTTCCGGGAGTGAGGCCCAGCGGCTCGTGCTGGTCAAAGTCCTTCAGGTGCTCAATCGCAGAGGATTCCGCGACATCCAAATACATGATGAATGCGTTCATTTTGTCGATGAACAATGTCGCCGACTTCGTGCCGATAACATGATGATGCCCGGTTTCGCTGTGCGCCAAAACATGATGCTGGCCGGCAGTGTCCATCCGGACGGCGTCCTTTGGGATGCTTTGGATTCGAAAGACAGCAATGTCTCCCTGAAAGCTGGGAGATTTAGTGACTGGTTTGGTCATGTGCGATGCTCCTTTTTTCGTAGAAAGTCAGGCGATATTCCATAGCTTCTGGCATTTGCTTCTAACGCGGTCGTCTCCGATAGTGCCACCGGAATGGCGAAGTCACGGCCGGTTCCGCATCGAACGCGCAGAAACCTCTGTCGGCCAACATTTGGCATCGTTACCTCAACGAGTTGACCAATTTCAGGGTCGTAGTCCGTGTCTATCACTTTTGCACGCAATTCGTCTAGGATGTTGTTCCATCCCAGAATCTCGCATGCCGCGCGGCGTTCCTCGATATTTCCCCATTTAAGAGCCATTGACGGGGTTAGGAAGTCTTTGTCTTCGATCCACTTTGCCGGTATTCGCGTCCCGTGCACCGCATAGAGCGCCGAGCCATCCCGCCAGCGGCAGAACGGCCCCGTCAAGCTGTGTGGGCGCCTGGCGTCGTCGACCACCAAGAGTTCCGGCCGGTCGGATATGATGCAGAAATTAGCGTGCACGTACCGAGGGCCCGAATGCAGCGCGAGCGTCTCCCATGCATCCCATTTGGAGTAGTCCAATGGCAGCTTGGCGATGTGACGAAAGAAGGACAGGAAGGAATCGTAGGACGGCCATTGGTTGCCACCTTGGTGGAGGCGATCGCCAGCCATCACGGCGCAATCCAGTCCGGCTTTCCCAACGCCTAGGGCATCTGCGAGCTCGACCATCCCCGATGAACAGACATACCAGTTGTCCAGGTTGGGTTCTGATGCGGTAAAGATGGGTTCCCTGGGGGTGGGAACAGGCAAATTTGTGGCGCGCAGATGCCAAATCCATGCGGCGAAGCCCGCCGCAAAACGCGCAGCAAAGGGCGATGTCGTAAAGACAATGTTTTGCGGCGGCGGTAGATTCGCGGCTCGATAGAGCCGAACGACGGCATCTCGACAGATTTCTTGATCTTCGTTCGTCATGGCCGCGGTGGACATAGCGTTGCTAATCCATTTGTCCCGCCATGGCTCGAATTGCGCCCGGTGTTCTGGTGTCAGGCTATATTTTGTCGCCTTGATTTTGGTTTTTGCCATTTCAGTCTCCTTTTGCGCTTGTTGTGTCAAGAATGGCGGCGTCGGTGGCGGCGCGGGTGGCGGCGTCGGTGGCATCGATGGTGGCGGCGAGGGTGCCGGCATCGGTGGCATCGATGGTGGCGTCGCCGGTGGCTTCACTGGTGGCGTCGAGCGTGGCGGCATAGGTGGCAGTGTAAGTGGCCCAATAGGTAGCATCGGAGGTGGCAATTCGGGTGGCGTAGAGGGTGGCGGCCCAGATGGCATCGCGGACACTGGTGTTCATCATTGGGCAGCTTTCAAGGCCGCGGCTCGGGTGGCGGCGTCGGTGGCGGCACTGGTGGCGTCGCGAGTGGCGCGAGTGGCGTCGCGAGTGGCGGCGTCGCGAGTGGCGCGGGTGGCGTCGCGAGTGGCGGCCCAGGTGGCGCGGTCGGTGGCGGCGGAGGTGGCGTCGCGGGTGGCGTCGCGGGTGGCGGCGTAGGTGGCGCGGTCGGTGGCGGCGTAGGTGGCGGCCCAGGTGGCGTCGCGGGTGGCGTCGCGGGTGGCGTCGCGGGTGGCGGCGTAGGTGGCGGCCCAGGTGGCGTCGCGGGTGGCGTCGCGGGTGGCGTCGCGGGTGGCGGCGTAGGTGGCGCGGTCGGTGGCGGCGTAGGTGGCGAGGTCGGTGGCGAGGCGGGTGGCGGCGTCGGTGGTGGCGGCAATGGCGGCCCAGGTGTCATCGATGGTGGCGGCGGCGGTGGCGACGCGGGTGGCGGCCCAGGTGGCGTCGAGCGTAGCGGCGCGGGTGGCGGCGTCGGTGGCGCGGGTGGCGGCGTAGGTGGCGCTCATACTAGCGGTGTCCGCAGTTGTGGCGGAAATACTTCGCTCAGTGGGTCGTTTTCGATTACCGGCTCGTCTGCGCGTTGCGCGCATGCTTCATAAGCATCAGCTAGCAGCTCGTTCACTATCCGCTGGACTTCCGGCGGTCCATGCGCCAGAGCCTCGGTGACGGTCCTGAGCTTGGAAATCTTCAGGACAGTCCCGTACTCGGCGCCAGCTAGCTTGGCACGCAGGTTTGCTATCCACAAAGCGGTGTCATCGTTGTCGTCCGACGACGGGGGTGGCGGGTCGTTCTGCTGGTTCGGCGGCGGCGGTGTCGCTGCGGAATTGTTGAATGAGATCGGTCCCGACGCTGCGGACACAGTATGCACAGCGTACGCGACGGGGGCAGGAGCTTCCAGGCGGGGAGACTGTTGCATCTTTGGCGACGGCACATGATCCAACGTTGTCTTGTTGCTATTCGTGTCGTCTGTGGCCATGTCGTGGGCCTCTTCAGGAACATATAACCCACTTGTTGCTGTCGGCCAGATAGTGCGTACGCCCTCTGATACAGTGCGGCTACGGAGCATTTGGCGGGGAAACTTCTTGTACATGTCCTTTCCTGCCAATCCGGCCTTTTCAGCTCTGGCCATATCCCAGGAAATACGCGCCTTGCCGCCAGCGGGGTGCGAGAATGTCGCATCAGCAATTTCGTCGCTTAGAGCGTGCCACTCCACCTTGCCGCCGGCATCGAGAAAGTCTCGCAGCATGGACTCCGCTTTCTTGGCGGGGCGCCCGCTAATGATATCATAATCCCTCGCGGCAAGGGCCGGATGACGGCCTTCCGCATGGGCGATCATCATCAGGGCTATGGCCTGATCCTGAGTCGTGATACCGAACAGACGGCTTTTAGCTATGGCGCCGGCCAAGCGTTCTATGTCGTCATAGCGCATCGGGGCTGCGTGATGGGAGGATGCAACCGGCAAATCTGCCATGTTACTTTGTCCTTATCGTGAGAATTGGCTTTTTATCACCGAGCTCTGCACCATTGACATGCTCTCCGGCTTTCAACGCCTGACGAATCTCGGTCTTGTTTGGGGTCTTGTAGACCCGCAGAAACCGCTCGGCCAGCTTTTCCTCTTCCAAGATCAACTCTGGCAGACCGTCGTGAATGCTCAGCGTGTGAGTCGGACGCTCCAAGGATTTTTGGCGAAGCGCATCGAGAAATTGGCAAAGGACGTAGCCCCAGTATTCTTCCTCGCGCTCTAGTCTGGCGCCCCGTTGGGCGAGATCGGTTTTTCTGGCGCCCACGACCTGCCGCATGTCTTCAAGATGAAGCTTGCGATCAACAATGCGATCGATCACACCGAGCGGATCGCCTTCCGCGAGTCCTTCGAGGCTGTCGAGGTACAGGGTCACATCTTCGGCGATGTTCGGCGAGATGGTCATGAGCTGTTCGCGTGCCTGCAACAGCGCGGTCATCGCTGCTTCCAGAGCGAAGGAACTGGGTGGCTTGGTCATAAATTTGCTCATGACGACTCCTCATTCTCTTGTGTTTTCTTCTTCAGCGCATCCAGCAGGTTTATGGTGTCCTGGATATCCTCCAATTCCTGGAATAGCTTATCTAACGCCTTAAGCAACTCATTGACGTTTTTGTCGATCGGCTGCGGCTTGTTCATGACAGACCTCATTGCGTTTGTCTTCGCTTATGCTGCTAGTGGTTCCAACACGTGACTCTTCATCTAGTGCTAGCTCAAGCAGGCTCATAGTATGGCCAAGCTTGGCGATGGCCATAGACAGATGTTCGATCGCTGGCCTGTTCATTGCTGTTCTCCATTGGCCCAGTTAATACTAGCAGTGCGTAGCTGCGGAGACAGCGGTTTTTCCACTTCCGGCGCGGGGACTTCAGCCGCCGCCCGCCGGCGGCGCTGACGTGGGCGCACGTCCTGGAAGGTCGGATTCAGCATTTCCAGCATTTCGAGCAAGAAGCTGCGGCGGGCTTCCAGCATCTCGATGCTTCGGTCGAGATCGGTGAGCTCCACGGTCAACCGTTCGATCATTGTGGCGGCGCGTGCCGCCAGGGTTTCGGGGTCCATTTTGTCAGTCCTTCTCGGTGGCGGTGCGGGTGGCGTCGAGCGTGGCAAAGAAGATATTGGATGTCATTGTTGCTGATCCGTGTCCGCCAGGCGTGTGGCGTCGTAGACGCTAATCAGGTCACGAACGACCGCGGCCTGGGTGGTGGGCAGATGCACGAACAATTCGCGCATGGCGTCAACGATGTTCGCGGCGGCTTTCAGGCACCGCAGCTGCCGCTCGGTGAAGCGCGACAGGTAATCCACCGCGCCGGCCGCTGCTGCCAGATCCGTTTCCAGTGCTGCGATGATGCTTTTAAGCAGCAGGTCCTTTAGGTCATCATCTTCGCGTGGTGTGGCGGTCATGGTGATGTTGGTCATTTGTACGCCCCCCGTATCATGGCCCTGAACTGTTCCTGCACCCCTGTTTCGTAGAATTTCCATGTGCGGTCACATGCGCGCAGCCAAATCAGGGCAATGCGCCGCTCCTTGGTCGAGCCGGCATGCCAGAAATCGGCCATGGCGGCTGATCGGTCGCGCCAAGCCTGGCGCTCTAGGATCTCGGTCATGCTGATCGGAACTGACATTGTGCTTCCTTTCTAGCTAAACGTGGCAACAGCCCTGGCAACAGCGCGCTTCAATTCCTCCAATGAAGGGTTGTCATCCGGTCCAGCCAACTCAGCAGCCTTCCTCAGATTGTCCCCTGCAATCTTGAGGTATCTTGCGGAAGACGCGTATTTCTTGAGTCTTCTTTCACGGACAACGTCTTGCAGAGCAAGCGTAGTGTTCATTGCTGCCTCCATATACAGCGTCCATGCCATTTGTGTGCTTCCTTTCCCGCTGGGGCCGGTTCTCCGGCTTTTCGTTGGGAAAGACCTTATGTAAGTTTTTCTTTCATGTCCATAGGAAAAGTGCGCCGCCCGAAAATTTAATGTTGCATATTTTCCGGAAGGCTGCTAGCCCTGTTGGCATGACAGTTGATGACCTCTTTGCCTTATTCGGCGGGCGCGACGCCCTAATGGACATCACGCGCTCATCGCGGGTGGCGATCTACAACTGGCGGGCACAGGGAGTCCCGTACAAGCACTGGCAAGCGCTTACCGAAGCGGCCGATCGCCTGGGGATCAAGGGCGTGACGCTGGCGACCCTGCGAACCACCCGGCCGATCACGGACAGGCGCCAGCCAGTCGAGTTCCTGGCCAACGGGGAGCAACAACAGCCGCCCCACACTTCGGCGACCCGGGCGAAAATGTCCGCCATCCGAAAGGCTGCATGGGCCGATCCGGCGCGGGCCCGCAAAATGGCCGCTGGGATCTCGCGAGCCATGCAGACGCCGAGCGTTCGGGCGCAGATTTCAGCGGCAAAGCACGCATGGAAACCACCCCCAGAGCACAAGCGTTATTACCAGAGAATGCTGGCCGCCGGCCTTGGGCGCACCGCAGCGCGCCTTGCGATCGAGACCATGACAAAGGCCAGGAAATGATTACGTATTGGCTGTTTGGCGGCATGATCGGTTTGTGGGTAGCCACTGCGGCTTGGGCTATCGCGCTGTCTGTCATGGCGCATCGGGACCTCAAGCGCGCTCGCTGACGTTTCTGAGCGCCCATCCACCCGCGGCCGGCGCGGGACGACGGCCGGCTGATTCCTCCCCAAGACTGGCCGGGCAGCGCTCCCCTTGGCTGCTGCCCGGCGCTTTTTGGAGGAAACCGGCATCAGATTCCGATCAACCGATTTCACCTGGTAAAACGGGGGTGCGTCGTTGTGGGTTATACGTATCCGAGATGGTCTCCGGACGACGTAGCAAAGCTGCGTCAGATGGACGCTGACTACGTGCCATTGGATGGCATGGCCGGGGCGCTTTCCCGCCCGTTGGCTCAGATCATTTCCAAACGCAAAAGCCTTGGCCTACACGGGCGTGTGCCGAAAGTGGATCCTGTCCTTATCGAGCGTGTCAATACGCTGCGTGACCAGGGGCTTTCCGGACTGGCGATCGCCCGCGAACTGCGTCTGACAGACGGGACTGTTGCCGGCATTCTGAGACGGCACGGCCGCCACGTCGAGGATGACACCGAGCGCACGATAAACGCGCAGCACGCTGCGGAAGTCTCAGCCGGCCGGCAGCGACAGCTCGCCATGAAGCGGAACGGCGTATGGTTGCCGCCGGTGAGCCTCAAGCGGCTGCACCGCGCCAAGCCGCGGCCGAAGTTACCGCCGTTGTCGAGCGAGATTGCGGCACGTGGTGAGACCGAACGCAATTGGAGCTTTCTCGAGCCGGAACCGGAACCGGAACCAATGTCACTGCGAACCGATGGTGCCGGCGGATTTGCCGGGCTGGCGGCCCCATCGTCGGCAACGATCCAGCCGACATCGTATCGCTCATGCCTGTGGACCGATGGCGAGCGCGGCGCCTGGATCTGCTGTAGCGCAGCAGCGGTGCCAGACGGTCCATTTTGCCCAATCCATCGGGTATTTGGCACTAGATCGCGGTGTTCGCAGGTGGCGTGATGGGCAGAGGTATGCGAGGCACGGAAAAGGTTGTCGGACACGATGATACTTCCTGGCGGGTTGCCATGTGGTCGGGGGGTTCGACTCCTCCCCCTCGCGCCTGATGCTGAAAGCCGCTGTCGTTGTGGGCCGCAAGGCGCCCTATCGGCTCACGGCGCCGGTTGTGCCGGAGCACGCGGTGCAGCGGCAGATTGTCGACGTGCTGCGGTTGGAAATCGCCCCGGCCGGCAAGGTCTCCCGGCTGGGCGTCATCTGGTGGTCGGTCGACCATGCAAACTATGCCGGGGAGGTTCCCGGCATCCGTGTTGGCCGCGGCATAATTGCGGGTATTCCCGATATCTTCCTGCTGTATCGCGGGCGTGCACATTTCATCGAAATCAAGACTCAGGCCGGTGTTTTGAGCGAGCCGCAGAAGGCGGTGATGGCTGCGATCCTGATTGGGGGAGGACGATGCGCAACCGTTTTCGACGCCAACATGACAACAGATGCGCTAGACGAATGGGGAATACCCAGAAATCAGCGAGTTATCCTATAATCAGAAATATTCCATCACATGTGTTGACAGTCTTGAAACGCTGCTAAAGATGGACTCGGGCAACAGGCGCGACTCGATCGGTAACGAGCGTGCCGGCTTTGGCTTCATTTATGCGAGCTACGAACAGCGGAGAGTTGAGCGAAGTGGCTCCCTTGCGGGGATTGCTTTGCCCAGCGACGACGGAGGCTTTCCCACGGTGACCATAATTCCCGAGCCAAGTCACGAGTTGCCCGGTCCCCTGGTCTGTGACGGCTGTCAGTCGCCCGAGGTCATCTGCGTCGACCCCGGATCGGACCCCGAGCGATGGGCCCCCGGTGGGTTTGTTCTGTCGGCCGGGCGGCCGATGCGCTGCTGGTGCCGCGCGTGTATGCCAGGGCTTGGCCGGCTGCATCCGCCATGATCCCGGCGCTGACATGGTCGGCTTCGGCCGCTGATATCAAGCTGGCGGTGGCGTGGCGCTTCCGCATCACGTGCCAGGATCTGGTCAGCGACCAAATGACGGTTGCGGTGGTCAGGCCGCGGCAAATCGCGATGTGGCTCTGTCGCCGCAGCACACCGCTATCGCTGGTCGAAATCGGCCGTGAATTTGGCAAGCGTGACCACACCACGGTTATCCACGCGATCAACCGCGTTGACGGCTTCATGGCGTGTGACCGCGAGCTCGCGGATATCGTGTGGGAGATCCTGGAAACCATCGATCAACCCAGTGCCGCCGCATTGCGGCGCAGCAAGGGTAGGAACGGCAAATTATGAGCGGCACGCAACTCGTCCGCTATGACGCCATGTGCCGCGCCATCGCGGAAGCTTTGGAGATCGATGAGGTGAAAGAGATCCGCGACAAGGCGCGGGCGATCGAGATGTATGCGCGCCAGGCGCAGAACCGGGTGGCTGAAAGGCAGGCGGCAGAAATCCGGCTGCGCGCGGAACGCAAGTGCGGCGAGAAGACGGATGAGATGGTCACGGCACCCGGCACGCGCACCGATTTAACCTCGTATCACGATGATACTAAGTTGGCCTCACTGACGAAGGCAGGCATCAGCAAGGTCCAGGCTTCGCAGTGGGAGCGGCTTGCCGCAATTCCAACCGAGCAATTCGAGGCCGATCTTGCTGACCAGGCATGGCATCCAACGACGGCTGGACTGATCGAACGCGCCGAAGCGCGAGCACGCGGGCCGCTGCCGCCGATGCAGGTGGATAACGATGCGCTATGGCTATGGGGCACGCTGCAAGAGTTTGAGCGTCACGGCTTACTCGATCTCGACCCGACCGAGATCAGAGCGACAATGTTGGCGCATATGGATGAGACAACGCTTCGGTTGGCGCCTCTTGTTGCCGAATGGCTAGGGAGAATAGTCGAATGAGCAAAAAAGATAGAGATGTGCTTTCAGATGCCATCTCGAGGATGATCGATATCAACTCCGGATCTGTGTCGATCGCTCCTGATACGATTGCCGATGGTGCGATGAAGATCATCGGGGCTGACTACGACAACAACAATGCCCTCTGGTATGCTGGTTATCAGCACATGCTACAGCTAGCCCGCGCCCAATTGCGCGGGCGGTTTGATCAAGCTGGGCAGTCTGATGGATTGTATTTAGCTGAACAGATTGAGATGGGATTCGGCGACGCATTGCAGGACCGCTATCCAAAGCTGCGGTTACGCACGCCGGATGGAACATACGAAGAGCCTCAATATGTGTTGCGCGGGTATCTGAGCGAAGATGATTGCTGGCACAACATCGACCGGCTGGATCATCGCTCAATAGCGACAACGCGACACAGCCGCGCTCTTAGAGCCGAAACAATAGCACGGTTCGGCCCGCGGAAGGGGGTGGCATGAGTAGCCGCGATCTTTCATACGACCACCGCTCGTTTATGGTCGAAACGAACGGCCTGACGGCTGAACAAGTCGGCGCGCTGATTCTGTTGATGTCGTTCTACCAGTGGCAGGGTTCGTTGCCGGACGATGATGAGCAGCTTGCGATGATCGCGCGAGACTATGGCTTGAAACGATGGCGTCGCGTTCTCCGTCCAGCTTTGGAACGGTTCTTTACCTCCAAGGAAGACGGCTCGCTTGGGATTTCGCTGGTGGACCGGTGGAACGCTGATCGAGCGCGACCCTATACGCTCGACGTGCCGCCGGCCACATGGCAGCGGCTACGTCATGCTGTATTTCATCGAGATAGCTTTACCTGCGGATATTGCGGCATTTCAGGTCTGGACGAGCCTCATTGCGATCATGTCATACCGCGTAGTCAGGGCGGCATGAGCGTCCTGGAAAACCTAATTACGTCCTGCCGGGTCTGCAACATCAGCAAGGGCGGCAAGCGTCTGGAAGAGTGGCGCCAATGAGCAACGGACACAGGTGGTCGAAGTTCTGGTGGCAGGACTGGCAGCGGGACCCCGGGTTGCGCGAGTGCAGCCTGACCGCGCGCGGATTATGGATGGAGATGCTGTGTCTGGCGCATGAGGGGTCCCCGGTCGGCCACCTCACGATCAATGGCGGTGCGGCCACCATAAAGCAGATCGCTGGCCGGGCGGGCTGCACGGAGAAGGTAGCCGGGAAGCTGATGGCTGAGTTGGAGGGCAATGGTGTGTTCAGCCGGACCGAGGCGGGCACAATCTACAGTCGCAGAATGGTGCGTGACTATGCCCGCTCCGACGAGGGCCGGGAGTATGTTTCCAGACGCTGGAAGGACCCTGCGGAGGGCAAGGACCCTAATAGCCCCCCTAATAGGTCCCCTACAAGGGACCCTACAAGCCCCCCTATAAGGGACCCTAATAGGGACCCTATTACTAGAACCAGAATCTCAGAAGCAGAGACAGAAGCAGAGAAAAGAGAAGAAAGAAAGAAAGAAGATTCTCTTTCTTACTTTCTTTCTAAGGGGAATGTGCGCGCGAGCGCGCGAGAGGACGACCCGTCAGTGACTGACATCAGCACCGCTCGGAAGCAATTCCGGGAGGAACTTCGAGAGGCCGGACCGGTTGGCGAACTTGCCGCCGCCCTGGGCAAATCCTTGCGCGGCGAGAGCGCCCAGCCGCTCTACCACCCACCCGTCCGGACCGTCTCGGAGCAGATCGCCGCAGTGCAACCGGAGCGCGAGGAAGCGCCGGTGCGCCAATGGCACGCCCAGGACCCCATCCGCTCGCGTGACGAGCAGCTCGAAGCGCTCGGATATGGCCACCTCGCCAGGAGCGCGTTGTGAGCGACTTTACCCACCGCCGCGTCGGTGAGACCGCCGACGACATGAGAGGCCGCCACGCTCGCGAGCGCGCCGATGCAGAGGCTTCCTGGAAGACCCTCACCCCCGAGCAGCTTCGCGCCAAACTCCGTGCGCTGGAGGGCCACCCCATGCGCCTCACGCTCGGCGGTATTCTCGCGACCGCCGTTTCCCGGCACGTCCTGCAGCTCGCCCACCTGCTGCCGCCGGATTTCTTGGAGAGGGTGCCCTGATGAAATTCAGCGACGTTGTCACAACCGCCACTATCGCTGCCACCAGCTGGGCCATGGACGTCGCCACGTACAGCGCTGGCGAAACCCGCGAGGCCATTCGCACCGCCTCTTGCGCCGCCGTCAATGCAGCGCCACCTGGTGCGACCGTCGACGCGGCCACCCTGTATGGGGTAGAGCATAACATCCAATGGGCCACCCGCGGCGAAGCCTGGGGCGCCTCCCATGGCGTCGCATATGCGCGCACGAGAGATCGCGTGTTCTTGCACATTTTCCACATCACCGGCGTTGCGGCGGATCGTGGCATTCGCCGCGATACCAGCGGCGCTAGCAACGCCGCTGCCGCCTTGGCTGCCCGTGAGGTCGTTTCCGATGCCTAAGCGCCGGAACCGCCGTCACCAAAACGGCACAGCGGTCTATCAGCTCCTACCAGATGGCCCCGCGGATATCCTGCGTGTGCCGGCCACCGAGGCGGACGGCAGTGTCATTCGCCCCGCCATGGTCGAGCCTGCCGATTGGAAAGACCCAACCGACACCGTGTCGCATCGGGCCCGCCAGCACGGCGCGCGCGACGTCCATGGCTGGCGCCGCGTCTGGACGATCGCCAGCCTGCATGCCTCATGTCCGCGGGAGATTACTGCGGCCCATGTCCGGGCGGCGGACCGGCTGCTCAGCGATTACGAGCGCGCCTATGTCGGTGCCCATGGCGCCGGAACGATGGATTACATCGATGGAGGAACCAATAGCGGCGTGCCCGATAGCAGTCTTGAGGCCATGGCCCGGTATCGCGCGGCCTGCGGGGCAGTCGGCACCTACTCAGCGATGGTGCTCAACCACGTCGTATTGGGCAATTGGACCATCACCCGGTTGGCAGCCAGTCTCGATATTCACCGGGACCGTGCCCACGGCAGGCTTCACAGCGCGCTAGAGCGGCTCCGCGAGCATTATTGGCCCAAGGATGCCGAAAGTGGCTCGGCGGCGTCCAGCGCCACTCTAGAGCCAGAATCCGACAATCGGACCGGACGGTGGCGTTGAACACGGGTTCGTGATATTACGGCGCTTGCAACACTGCCGCAAAAGTGGCAGGGGGAAACCAAGCATGGCGCGGGCTGTGAGTTGCGCGACCACTCCCTGATCCGATCCATGCCCTCGGTTTCCTTCGCTCTAGCTTTTTCCGGCAACGGTCACGGGCCTGAGTAGAGACAGGTCCCGTGACCACCCGGGCCTCGATTCCCAGAGCACATTGCCGTTTTGACCACAGGCTAAGGCACGCACGGGAATGGAAACCGCGCATGAAACTTTGCTATCGCCTCAATCCAATCCGCAACGGTGTCCGGGATAGTCGCGCCGGCTAGCCACCGGCGGACCTGCTGCTCATCGTAACATATCTCCCGAGCCAAACCCCGTTGTGTCCAGCCCAGGACCTCCAAGCATTCCTGCAAGCGATCCGGTGTCATGTCAGTCGTTCCTGGCATGCGGATACTCGCACCGGTTTGGACTGCCCTGGGTGCACGGCTTGGCGCCATCCTGGCACTTCCAGCAGTTGTGGTCGCGGAATATGCCTTTGCGGCTGTCGTCGGGCTCGCGCGGATCGATTGTGCTGATTAGTTGGCTGGTGGTCATCTGACTTCTCCGGCTACAGGCGATCGCAAGCTATAATCTGAATCAGCCATCCCATATTGTCCGGGCGGCAACGGAGAGCGGAGCGGGCTTCGGCATCGGTCTCGGCTGAAACGATGGCGCGACGCTCACTTGCCTGACCGTCACGGATGTAGAGAATTTCGAACTTGGTCATCTGCTTGGTCTCCGGTTTCGATAGACACACCATAGTCCGCAATATGCGGACATGTCGAGTAACATAAGTGTGAGGGACAGCTTTTATTTAGTGCCGCGTGGAGTGTAGAAAAAATGAGACACAAAACCTATGCCATGGAAAGGCGGTAGGCAACCTGGTGCTGGACGCAAGAAAGGCGTTCCAAATAAAGCGACGGCCGAGCTTAAAGCGATGGCCGGCAAATGGGGTCCTGCCATCATCGATCGTCTCGCCGAGCTCGCCGGCCTCAAGGGGAAAAACCCCGCCAAGCAGGAAGTAACCGCCATGGCAGCCATGAAGGAACTGCTGGATCGCGGCTACGGCAAAGTCCGGCCACCGGTTGAAGACATTCCCGAAGGCTACGAGCCTGATCCAGATATTGCACACGAAACAACAGGTATGAGCGCACTCGACGTCATGCGTCATGCCCAAGCAATGCATGCAGCCAACGGCGATTGGATCAGGGCCGCCGCAATGGCCAAAGAGATCGCGCCTTACGAAACACCGAAGCTGATGCCGCGGCCTGAGGATCAGCCGCCCGAAACGCATGCTGAGCACGCCATGCGGATCGGCACGACCCTGAAGGACATGCGCAATACGATCGGTGGTGATACGGAGAATGGCGACGAGCCAATTGCTGACACCTAGGTGGCTTCCGCTCCGTCCACATGCCGCGCAGACCGCATACTTTGATAGCCCGCACCGGTTCAACGTCGTCCCCGCGGGGCGCCGTTCTGGCAAGACTGAACTCGCCAAGCGCAAGCTCACCATGCGCGCGCTCATGGGGTCCGATTACGCACAGGCGCGCTACTTCGCAGCGGCGCCGACGCGGGACCAGGCCAAGGCGGTGTTCTGGCAGGATCTCGTGGCTCTCGTGCCGAAGCGCGACCTGAAGGACATCCGGATTTCCGAGCTCGCCATCATCTTACGCAATGGCAGCGAAATCCGCGTTGTTGGCATGGACAAGCCAGAGCGGATCGAGGGCGCGCCATGGGATGGCGGCGTGCTCGACGAATACGGGAACATGAAGTCGGAGGCGTGGTCAGTCCATGTTCGACCAGCGCTTGCTGACCGGCACGGCTGGTGCGACATGATCGGGGTGCCTGAGGGCCGTAACCATTATTTCGACCTGTATCAACGCGCGCGTGCATCGATGGACTTGCTCGGTGCCGAGAGCGAATGGGGGGCCTACACGTGGCTCAGCAGCACTGTGCTCGACCCTGCCGAGATCGAATCCGCCCGCGCCAGCCTCGATGAACGTGAATTCCGCCAGGAGTATGAGGGCAGCTTCGAGGCGTTCTCGGGCGTTGTGCTGTATGCATTCACGCGCGAGGGTTCGGTCCGGCCGTGTCCGCTCCAGCCTGGGGCGCCGTTACACATCGGCATGGATTTCAATCTCAATCCAATGTCTGCCACAGTGTGGCAATTAGACCACGACAATGAAGAGATTGCCTACCAAGTTGGCGAGGTTGTTATTCCAACCAGCGACACCGATGATATGAGCAAGG